CGTTTGTAGCTAACATATACTTAGGATATTCATTATCCAACTGCTCTAACTCTTCAATTTTCTGAAGTATTTTCTCTTTTGTATTCATCTTTCTATCCTTTTCTCTTTATATAATATATTATAGTATAATAAAACTTAAAACAAGTTTAAATATTATCTTTCACTCTTTTCAAATAAATTAATAATGTATTTGTCTCTAGTATCACAGTACTCACCTTCGTATTTTTTCTTCTGAGTTAATCCGCAATCTTTACATTGCCTATAATATTCAGTACCGCTACTCCAGAAACATATATCACTACAATCATAATATACTTCTTTACATACCCAATTATGCCATATACATTTTCCGAATAACTTCATTTACCTACCAATCAATATCAATACCGTAATCTCCGGCCTCTAAAAGACCTTTTTCATATAAATCATTAAGTACCATTTGAGTATCTGGATAAAAGTTTCTTTCCCACCATAATTCTAAATCCCCTTCTTTATCGTAACTTTTTTCATTATCATTTAAGAATTGTTTAGGATCTCTTTCTAACCAAGCTTTAAAGCTAACACCCATTTCAGGACCATTTACAATTTCCGGTACTGTATCATTTGTAAAATCATCCGCATAATCAGGAACTTTGAAATACTCTATACCTCTTTCTTTACAACCATCTTGTTGTTGAAAACTATATGTTCTATTATAGGTTTCAGTAACTAATTTATCAAACTCAAATACTCCAATTACTTTAACATTTTTCATCTTTTTCCTCTAATATATCAATAAACTCTAATGGGGCTACATTATCCCAGTACTCTTCTGTATAATCTGCATAATATCTAGCTACTTCATGGCTAGTACCAAAAGTTTCGTCAAGACATTTTGTTCCATATTTACTTACAAAATACTCATTACAATTATTATCCCAGAATACACATAGTTCACCATTCTTTGGTTCCCACTTTTTAAAGTTCTTTTTAATCATATTTTCATAAGCTTGTATTACAAAGCCTGAATTTTTATCTTGTACCCAATCACCTACTTTGAATTTTGGTTCATCTGGTTTGATGCGATAATACTTTGCAGGAACAGCTTCTGATATATTAGCAACATCAATATATTTATGCTTTCTTTCTTCTGGCACACAACCAGGACTCATATTGTGTTGAATACTCTTACCATCAGCTAGTGCTTTACGAAATTCGTAATACTCATCGTTTTGAACATAAGCACAGTTTAAATCGAAAGCTGGAGATAAAGTTAACATCCATTCACCAGCTCCGTTCCACCAAACACCTTTGTCAGTATTATCTACCCACCATTGAATTACTTCTTTATGTTTTAATGCTTGTTCTTTAGTCATCTTTCTATCCTTCTTTTTCTTTATATAATATATTATAGTATAATAAAGCTTAAAAGCAAATTACTTCAACCTATATATGTTGTTATCTTCAGTATCATCACCAAATACACAAGATATTTTTATCTTATCATCTATCTGATGTACTACTACATCTTTTGATATATTTTTAGCAAATTTTAATATCTGTTCTGCGACCTTATTATTTTTAGTATATACTACTAGAAGGGGTGCTCCATTATATCCTTCTTTTATCTCTAAACTATATATATCTAACTCAATAGACATTTTAATAAGACTCTTCATATCTGGTGTATACATTTTAACTCACTCTAGATTTAAGATATGAGTTGAGATACCCCTCAATATTAGCTTTACCTACAGGATTCGCAGAATGAACATTAAATTCAAAAAATTCAGGAATAAACTCACCACCCATATCAATATCCATTTCTACTAACCATTTAACTATCTTCATAGCATCATCATCCTCACCTAAATCATGATCAAAAGATATATGATCAGGACAACCATATCTCTCAATATAGTTAATAGTTTCTTGACTTGATCTTGTAATTTTATCAAATTCTCCCTTCGGATTTCTGATATCGTCGATATATAATCTCACTTTCATACCTTCTCTTTTATTTAATATATTATATTATATATGTTCTTAAAGTTAGTTTAAATTCTTCTTTTTCTTTTAAAACTATCCCAGTCATTAAAGATAACTGTGACTTTATCACCTTTAGAAATTTCAATTTTTTGAACATTATGAACAATATTATTTTGACCATCTACCCAAAGAACAACAGAAGATCTGGATTTACAAGTAATTGAAGTTCTTTTAGGCTCTATTACATAATGGATTTTTCTATTAGTTTTATCACCGGTAATACTCCAGTTTTTTGAGCCTAGTGGAAGGATAACTCCTCCATTATTTTTATTAATACCTGTAGAACCTTGGGCGGTACTGATAATTACACCTCCACCTTTAAAGCTACCAATAATTTTATCAGCGTCATGAACATTAAATTCAATCCAAGCATCCATATCACCACCAAGCATTATTTCATTAAATGCTTGAAATTCTTTAGTTATGGTTGTAGGATCCTTAAGCTTATTTGGTGTTTGATATGTTACCTTTACCTTAATGAGTCTAAAAAATTTAAATTTAGCATTATTTGAAATATTTACTGAGTCATTCATAAGAAAGTTCATAGTTCCTGCACCAATACCGAAAAACGGCTTATTTAGGTGTCTATATTTGTTAATTGCTTTAAGAAGAGTACCATCTCCACCCTTAGCAATTACGATATTCCCTCTTGCATCAATAAATTTATTTTCATCGTAACTATCTTGATAAAACATTTTCAATCCTCCTATTAATTACCACAGCCATTCTTTAAGTTTAAAATACACTCTCGCATCTAGAAGATGCTTCATACCTTCTATATTCTCTCTAATATCTCTAGCATTGGCATTTATTTTTACATCTGTTCTTTTTACAAATTGTACTTGTTTAAGAACTATTCCTCTATCTCTAAAAATATCAGTATAAAATGTATTTTTATATTTTTTGTTATTAAAAGTAAATGATGTTCTATCTACCTCTTTATTATGACTAAAAAGAACTATATCATTTACAATATCACCATTATAGTCAATTTCTTTATGTAGAGTATCTCCTATATCATTTGTAAGATTACTAAACCACATATCCCAATCAGAATAATCTACTCCTCTAATAAAAATTATAGGAATGTTAGGGTAAATAAGTCTTATCAGCTCTTTACGTTGTGCATATGTAAGAGGATTTTTAAATCTATCTCTATCGTCATTAGAACTTCCAAGAACTATAATAGGAGTAAGCCCTTCAAGCAAAATTTCATTTATAATTTCTTGATGACCTTTATGAAATGGTTGGCATCTTCCAATAAACAATCCAAATTTCTTTTTAGGTTTTTTAGTTTCATCATATGATTTATTTTCTAGAGCTATTTTTACCTTTTCTAGAGTTTCATCATAATTTACATCGAATGAAGTAACTACATCTTTAGTTATTTCTTCAGCTTTTATATCATCACCATGAAGTTCTTTATGAATTCTTATGTAGTGGTTAATATTTTCAATCATAATATTCCTTTATTTAAAACTAACTATAAAAAACTGCTCGAGGAGTGGTACTAAAAGGGATCTCTTGCATAAATCATCCTATAACATTCATATATAGTTTTCTTATTAAACTCTACTAAATTTGTTCTACTCACTTTTATTACTTCCTAATAGTCGATTTAACCATTTTCTTTATTATATATTTTTTTTTAATCTTTTTCTAGTTTTCATAGTTGGATATACCTCTAAATCATAAATAGATCCATATGCATATGGATAATTTCCTACCCATATTGTGATATTTACGTCATTAAATTTCATAGTATAACGATTTATCACAATATCTACATCATCATCCATTAATTTATTAAGAAATTTATCATAATCCTTATCTATAAATCCTATATGATTAGAATCTATATAATACCAATAAAAACTAACACCTATAATGATAAAAGTTAATATAAAAACAAACATATTTTTTCCTTAAGCGTTATTTTCTCTTACTTCTGTAAGAGTATATGTTTTAGTTATTTCACCATTTTTAAAAACAGTTTCAAGTACATCATAACTACCATTCTCAAAATCAATTCCAACCCTATCAACAAAATATGACTCGGTAGTTGGATTATAATATGTAGTAATTTTACCTCTCTTGGATACTTTATTTGGAGCTGTTACAGGATCTTTATAGACATCAATATCTTTTCTAGCACCATTATCATTTATAGTAATACTTGAACATTTTACAGCCCACCCTTGAGTATCTCTATCGTGTTGCTGCATAAGCCAACCACCACTACCAAAGGCAATATTTTCAGTACTATATCCATTTTTAACAAGAATATCAAGCATAATCTTCATACTTTCCGTATTAATACCATCTCCCCAGATAATTCTCATTTTATTCCAAACCTTAAATCCTTTATTGTTTATTGTAAATGGAATTTCATTTCTTTCCATAATCTTAAGAGTCTCTGGAATTATTTCAGCTGGATTACCACTATCTGGACGAATTACAAAAATTGGGTATTCTTCAGAATTGATTTTCTTTTGAAATTCACTATCCTGTTTAGTAATCGTATCAACACATTTGAAGTAATCATATGAGTCACAAACTGCTGCAATAATAGGTTTTCCTTTATTATTTTCGAGATGATTCATAATCATATCAAATTCATTTTCTTTTGTCCAAGAAGTTGTGCTTGAGTGTTCAGTAGCTGGAATACTATGAGCAATTTCATGTATATTTCCAAGATAATTTTGATACGTAAATTTAATACTTTCAAAATTATCAGTTCCCATAAATCCTGCAGCGAGATGCGCCATACCACCAATACCTGCTGATTCAACACTACTTGAACCGCGATCTCCAAAGTTATGATAGCTATAAGCTACAAACGGATTATCTTGAGTTTTTTCTGCATATTCTTCAAGCATTTTTCTAACAAAATAGCTTCTTGTAGCAACATTAGATGTGTACCAAACTTTCATAAGAACTGTTTCCATCCAAGAAGCTACCCAAAATACCTTAGGATTAGTACTTTCAACTGTAAAAAGAACATTCTTAACTGGAATTACTTTACCTTCTGGAATAGCTTTAATTTCAACCGGAAGTTTACCTCGGAGTTCAGTTGCAATATATCTCCATCCATTGTACTCAAAATCAATTCCGTGAGCATCAGCATACATTTTAGCTTCATCCACTTCACTCATTGTAATTGGAGTACTAAAATATTGTTTTAGAATATATTGTAGACCAAAGAAAAGAGTCTTATCATAAACCTTTCCACTTCTTGCTTCAGCATAATCAAACATACTTATTGTATTACTTGGATATTGTTTTGGGTGACTGTACTTATAACTATCAGCCAACATAATTCTATTTACATTAATCATTTTCTATCCTTTTTCTTCTATATTTTTCACTACAACACTGAATTTCCAATAAATTCATTATTATCTAATTCATGTTCAGCATCCTTAGTCTTTTGATATCCAGTAACGTCTACTAAATATAAACTACACATCTGAGACATCTGAGAGCTAACTAGAGTTTCTCCTACAAATATAATATTTTTTAATGGAATTTCATAACCACTTTCTTCGAGAACCTCTTGCTGACAAATTTCTTGATAAGGTTTATTATTATCAATAGAGCCTCCAAAAGCCGTAGTCATTTTTACACTACGACCTTCAATTTCATCCCTAGGAGGTTTTGATTCGTTTATTAAAGCATACTTTTCAGTATTTGAATCCCATAAAATGAAAGCTATTGAATCTATTCCACCTCTTTCTCCATATTCATAATATCCTCTAGACTGTTTTACAGTAAAGAAAGGATTTCCATCTGGTGTTTTACCTTCACTTTGATATTGAATCTTAGCTGTAAAATCTTCATTCATTACTTCCTCCTACTTTAATTTATGTTATTATATAATAAAGATCCTTAAAAGTAACTTATAAATGATAAAGAAAAGTTTGTTGATATTGTCTGGGATCTTCTTACTAAATCATATGCTAACATAGGTGGAATTAAAGGTTCAGGATTTCAATCTAAAAATAACATGATAGAAAAAATCAAAATGTGGAAAATATCAAGAAGAGATAATAAAATAGTAGCGGGGTTACTTTACAAAGATAAAGGAATGAGAAAAACTGTAGCTGTATTTACTGATGGATCTTCAGTAGGTAAAAAAGATTTAGAGAAAATGCTTCGTGATGATTTTGAAAGAAGTTCTATTGAAGTATCTCACTCTCTTATGAAATTTTTAGAAAAGAAAATACCCTCTACGGTTAAAAAGTATGTAGTAGATACCTCTAAAGTATCTGATATTTTAGGAAAAGATATAGAGATTATAGATGATACTCACTATAAAAGAGATATTAATGGCACAGTAATTACTAAAATGATGTTAGGAAATATAAAGAAATTTTATGAAGTTTAGGATTTCATGACTTGCTATTTCTAGATTATTGAATCTATGTTTTTTTATAATCTATTAATTCATCTCTACTACCTAGAAGAACTAGTTCTTCTAAAACTAAAAATTCTGGTGTAGGAATTCTAGGAACTTTCACTTCTAGCCTATTAAATACCTCTTTAATATCAATAACAGGATTAATAGATATTAGTGGAATGTTATATCTTTCACATGCATTTCTAGCGAGATATGATCCTGTACTAGATGATATAATAAGATCATAACTTTTCATATTTTCTATTATTATTCTATAATCATTATCTTTTTCATAGTCTATTAGATTAAAATCAATTTTAGTATTTAATATATTTTCTAGAGTTTTAACTTTACTATTCGAACCTCTAAAACCATTAACATATAGAATTTTCATTTCATATCCTTCATATATTTAATTATATACTATATTATCTTAAAATCTGCTTAAATTTCTATTTAGTGGATGTATTAAAGTAGTGGTGGATTAATGGTGGAGTAGTGGGGAATCGAACCCCAGTCTTAAATTATTTTTTCAGTTGATTTTTACAAGTTTTGAAGTAGGCACAAAAAAGTACTAAAAAGTACTGTATGTTTTATCTCATTTACCCAAGAGATTGAGGTTCTAGATTCTGTTGCTAGGCTACTAGAAAGCCCCGTAGCATTAAGCTACAAGCGCCGCTGGCGTATAATCTGTGTTGTTTACAGTTATTTTTGTTAAGAATTTTAAGTTTTCTTAAAACTACTTGAATCAAAAGATAATCATAATCTAATCGAAACCTTGTCAACCCCATAAGTATTAGGAGTTCTTTTATATAGCGTCGTTCCTAATACCAACGCAAAGTCTATCAACTTATTTCATCATATTTTTAGCAAATTGAGCCATCTTTCTGACGTGTCCATCATTACTCTTCAAGCCTGCTTCAACTGCCTTCATTGGAATTTCATCATCCATAGAATCTATAAATCCTTGTTTAATAGCCCATTTATGAAAAGCACCTTTCTTTAGTTGCTCTTCCTCATCTAATCTGAAGTACTGTAGAAAACTCATATTAATTCCTAGTTTTGGTATATAATATTTATAGATTTAGAATATCCTACTAATCATAACCTACTAACCTTGGTCGTCTAGGACCTACTCAAAGTGTTCATTAATATTATTTACCCGATAATATACATAGTGATTAATAAGATATTCTAAATCTATAGTGGTCAAGCATTAGCTTCTCAGAGGTGTGACAAGGACAAGAACATTCACACTTGAGCCAAAAGATATGTAAAGAATTTGCTAACCCGTGTCTTGTCGTTGTCGAGGGTATTCTTTACTCTTTTGAAACCACATGTAAAACTAAAATACCAATACGATTTATAAAACTAGAAAATACACCTAGATTATAATGCGTTGATATGTAATTATTAGCATTAATTTAAAGTTCAATTTCTTTGAATTAAAAATCGACTCATATTCCTCTTGGTTTTTACAACCGTAATCTGCTTAGGGACTAAACCCGAATCTCCACTTTCTCCAAAGTGACGTAATAAGTATTTTATACTAAGCAGGTTATTTTAATATAAGTCTAAGTGTCCTGAGTAAAAACACTTTAAAACCCTAATCTTCTCAAAGGCTTTTTTAAAGTGTTTAGCTCAATTTTAAAAATTCTATCTTTCTCTTTATATAATATATTATAATATAAAGCTCCTTAAAAACAACTTAATATTATAATTTTATTTACTAAATTTATCAGCAGCTGTACTTGCACACCAAGAATCTGGCTTACAAACTGGTTCTACACCAACAACACCCATAATATATCCTCGGGCTGCATGATAAGCAACATTAGAACCAGTTCCTTCCTTTGGATTTACATCAATATGTATTTCAAAGTCTTTATCATAAAGAACATCTTCAAGAGCATTATATAGTTCTGTAACTTTTTCTACCTCCTTCATCATTCTATTAAATGGACGAGAAAGTTTTCCATCTGTTATGTTCTCAAAAGTAATATCAGCGAAAATCTTAGCTCCATTACATCCATTATAATGAAGAACTAATACGGTAGCGAACTTAACTCTTTTTTTCTTTATTCTCTGAGAATCTACTCCGAGATAAATTCTAGCGTTTGGATTCTCTTTAATAAATTCTTTTATATATTTTATGTCAAATTTTTCCATTTTTCTTTTCTTATTTGGTATCCCTGATAGGACTCGAACCTATGACCCTCGGAGTCGAAATCCGACGCTCTAATCCATCTGAGCTACAGAGATATTTTTGGAGTCGATAGAGAATTTCGAAATCTCAATCCTGAGGTTGCAACTCAGTGCCTTTCCTTTTGGCTATATCGACATATTTTTGGTGGATAGTATAGGATTCGAACCTATGCATGTTTTACCATGACGGGTTAGCAACCCGCTCCTTTAACCACTCAGGCAACTATCCATATTTGGCAGGGTATAGAAGAATCGAACTCCTGTTAACGGGTTTGGAACCCGTTGTTCTACCATTGAACTAATACCCTATTTACTTGGTGCCTATCCCTGGAATCGAGCCAGGCTATTAGAAGTTATGAGCTTCTACTGTCACCTTGACGATAGGCTTGGTGTGATCGCAGGGAATCGAACCCTGGTACCTCGAGTCACAGTCGAGTGTACTAACCACTGTACTACGACCACCTCAAAAACTTCCTAAAAAATCTCTAAGGTGATTGTTTGGAGCGAACGAGGAATTTCGAAATCCCGACACCCGACTTGGAAGGACGGTGCTCTGCCTCTGAGCTACGTTCGCATATTAAAAATTTGGTGGTCTAAGCTGGATTCGAACCAACGACCTATCCGTTATGAGCGGAGGGCTCTACCACTGAGCTATTAGACCAAAGCGCTGTTTGTCTAATCACCTCCAGACAAACAAAAGAGGTTTCTTTCTTTCAAATGTTGCGCGCTAACATTATCAATAAAAGTTTATAAAGTTTTAGGGACTCGAGCCCTATATATACACCAGATCTTAATGGGGATCGAACCCAATACTAACCAATAGAACTTTAAAACTTCGTTAAAGAAAATAGGAGATTAACTCCAAAGAATATAAGTTATTTTTACTCTTTGGAAATAACCTTTTATATTTTTTATTATATAATAAAAAACTTAAGTCTTATTTAAATGGTACTTCTCGAGAGACTCGAACTCTCACATCTTTAAAGATACTGGATCCTAAATCCAGCGCGTCTACCAATTCCGCCAGAGAAGTATATTTTGGTGCATCCGGTGAGATTCGAACTCACATTTTTCCGCTTAAAAGGCGGGTACCATAACCATTAGGTGACGTATGCGACGATAAACATTTCTTTATTTAAAGTCGCATCCGTGAACCTATGTCTATCAGTTCAGGCAACGACTATGATTTTTGAACTCTTCATAGTACCTCTTATTTTTAATTATTTTTTGACATCAATTTCTTGACGGATGGAAACTCATAAACCATCTATTTTTGTTTCGCTACACTGGAAGAAATATCATCTCCGCTCGATATGTTTTTTGGTACTCGATAGTAGATTCGAACTACTGACCAATTCCTTGTAAGGGAATCACTCTACCACTGAGTTAATCGAGTATTTGGTGGAGATATGCAGACTTGAACTGCACTCTCAAGTTTGCAAAACTTGTGTTCTACCCAGATGAACTATATCCCCATTATTTTAACTAAAAGAACATATAGTGCTGTCGACTTCTTCCTGGCCGGTCAATCGACGATGGATAACGATACACCGAAAGTGATGATATTATGTACACTTAATCTTCTAAAACCACGCTCGCCACCTCTTACACGCGGAACTTCACTTTCTATATATGTTCTTTATAATTAAAATACTACTTAACTCTTAATAGCTTAAGATTTTTAGAATTAATTTTTTGATACGGATTATTATATCTTCTATTATAATATCTTCTCAAATTTTTAATTTTTTAATGCCATCTTCATAGCTATATGCTACAATGAATCCTCGTTTTGCTAAACTAAAGGCATCATCTTTCTTAATATAATCAAAATATCTTCCATTATATAGTTTAAAATGTTTTTTATCAATATAATCTGTAATTATATAACTTCTCATATTTTATCCTTCTCTTCTTGGTATCCTCATATGGAATTGAACCACAAGTATTTGGCTAAGTTTTACCATAGCATATCTCGTTAATATACCCTATATTATATTAAACCATTCAATAGGGGAATAAATAACAAAAGTCCGTTTTAAGGTTTTCCAGATTACTATGTTGTATTTTCTTTCTTATATAAGTCGGTTTAGAACTTCTATAATACTCGAAAATTCGTAACTCTATTCTAAATCAATTACTTTTAGAATTTCCTATTTCAAGGACCAAATACTCCAAACCGCTTGGTGAGGACATTCTTAATTATGGCGCCCCTGAAGAATTTCGAAATCTCGACCTCTCGGCTGACAACCGAGCGCTCTTCCTCTGAGCTACAAGGGCATATTTTGGCTCCGATAGCAGGGCTCGAACCTGCGACCCGATGATTAACAGTCATCTGCTCTACCAACTGAGCTATATCGAAATATTTTTGGTTGCTGAAATGCCAGAGTTGAACTGACTTAACAAGGGTTATGAGCCCTCGTGAGATTCCGACCTCCCACCAGCGATATTTAATGGTGCCTACGGTTGGTTACGCTCCAACTCCTTTAGTTTTTCAGACTAACGATTCTACTAAGTTATCTTCGTAGGCATTGCTTATAATATGGAGGATGTGGTGAGACTCGAACTCACAACGGTTTGACCCGCACACGGTTTTCAAGACCGGCTGTCTCCCTACTGACTACACATCCAAGTAATTTCAAATAACTCTTTTTCTATACATATTATATAGAAATAAAGCTTAAAATTCAATAAATCGAGCGATATTTACTAAATATTTCAATATCTTTTAAAAACTCGATTGTAAGATTTATAAGGATTTTCTTACTTCCTTTGTCTAGGTTCCCGCTTACATCTTCTAGATATAGAAATCTATTAATGCTGAAAGGCGCTGATTGCCTGCATTTTCTCACCACTTTGTTTTTCGAAGAAACAAAGAAAACTTTCTCAAAGAGACTGTAAACACTCAAAATGCAAAGTGCTTATTAATATCTTTGTGTAAAATATGGTGCATCTACCCAGATTTGAACTGGGACATCCTAGGATAATGAGTCTTAAGCCCATCGCGTCTGCCAATTCCGCCACAGATGCATTTTTAATGGTCTGTGTAGTAGGGATCGAACCTACGACCTCTCCACCCCAAACGGAGTATTCTACCAATCTGAACTATACACAGATACTTTCTGGTGACGCTATCGGGACTCGAACCCGAAATACTACCGTGAAAGGGTAGTGAGATAACCAATTTCTCCATAGCGCCATGGATGAGGTAGAGGGTCTCGAACCCCCGACATACGCGCTCAAAACACGTCGTTCTACCAACTGAACTATACCTCAATATATGGTGGAAGTGGTAGGATTTGAACCTACTATCCTAAAAAGGCACGGTTTTACAGACCGCTGTGACTCTCCAACTTCACCGCACTTCCATTTTGGCTCAGGTAGTAGGATTTGAACCTACATTGTCAAAAGACACTGATTAACAGTCAGCTGCATTACCAAGTCTGCCATACCTGAATATTTGGTCCTCAGGGAAAGAATTGAACTTTCGTCTTTCGATTATCGGTCGAACGTTCTACCATTGAACTACCCGAGGATTTATGGTGCCGACATTCAGATTCGAACTGAAAGTCTTTCGCTTACAAGGCGAATGCATTAGCCAATTTTGCTATGTCGGCAAGTTAAAATTTAGAGTGATTTTTGATTGTTTTGAGGAATCAGAAACCACTTAGTAGCTTCTGATTTGAAAGAAGCTACTTGGTTAAAATCTCCTGATTTAGAATCGGAAAATTCCCGAGTCTAGAATCATTAGAATTTTTCACCATAAATAAGGCCGTACTATATGCAGGTTTACAATATGAATGTTGTTTTTCTACTATATACGATAAACGTAACATGTACTTTTTTTCCTTATTTTTAGTTTATTTATATTTTTAAAGAAACATATATTTTACTATATATCCCTTTAACTTCTATAATTATATAATAATAATCTTAAACCAAGATTAATTATATAATGTTTTATTTATATTTTTAAAGAAACATATATTTACTATATATCTCTTTAACTTCTATAATTATATAATAATAATCTTAAACTAAGATTAAATATATAATGTTTTATTTATATCTAGATAAATTGTTAAAAAATTTCTTAGTTATTTTATAACATTAACTAGATCATCTAGTTTTAGCTTGCTTGGTGATATAGAAAAATAGAAATCTAGCGAGCTGGGTAGCGGCTTATCATCTGTAGTATCATAATCAGTAACGCCAAAATAATCTTGCAACTTCTCAAGATCTTTATCTGCTGCAATACTTTTTAATACTCTTGAATATTTAGTTTTATATTCAGAACCAACAACATACCAGCCATTGTCTAATTGATATACTGTCCATTTTCTTTCTGCACCATCGTAAAAACTACCATTAGTAGAAATTTTTATAGTATATGTTTTTAATTTCTTACCTTTAAAACCTTTAGATTTTAAAAGCTTTAAAATATTGGCAGGTGTAACATTTTCTGACTCTAATAGTTCTCTAAATTTCATAAATATCCTTATTTATTCCTAACTTATTACATTTGTTTTTAAAATCCTGATAGTCTCTCATAAAAACTTCATCATCTAAAAAGTATGATACTAAATCCTCTGGAGTGCTATTTATAACTATCTGCATTAAGGATGTAGAGCTTAAAATCTTTCTAATTCTCTTCTCTATTTCAGCTTCTGATGGAGTAACTAGAATAGGAATTTGAAAACTAACTACATATATATTATCTTCACTAAGATTGTCTTCTATACGTATCTTTTCACCACCAAAAGATTTCGCGTCCTTACTTAATTGTTTATTTACTCTATCATCAGTTATTCTAACGCTAACAGAGTCTTTATTAATACAAAATACTATAAAATATCTTGATGATTCTAGATAAGTACACTCTCCTTCCTCATCTATTATTTTAGTATTTCCATATTTCTTTTTTAATTTATCTAAAAATTGAGATTTAATATCCTGTACTTCACCTTTAAAGATATATTTAACACCTTCTTCTATATTAATAAATTTTGATTTAAAACTCATTTATTCTCCTATAATACACTTATAGATATCTTTTCGAATTTAGTCATATATTCATCCATAAGATCTTCATACGCTTCGAAATAATCATCCTCATAATCATCAGGATCTATATTCTTATATTTCTTTCTAAACTCTTTAATAAGTTTTTCAATTTTTTTCTTATTTTTAATACTAGCTGTTCCTATAATCTCTTGATCAAGATCTTCACCTGTAGTAAATTCGAAAGTCTCTTTAGACTCTACAAATAGTTCTCTAAACTTCATTTTATATCCTTTTTATATATTAAAACTAAGACAACCAGAATAATTGGTAGCCATAAATATTGTTTTATTTTTTCGATATCTTAACCTTAAGATCTTTTTCTGCTTTCTTAAATAGGGGATTTAGTACATCGTCATCCGATAACAAATCCATAGCATCATCATCTCCGTACTCCATACCTTCATCTTCTACTTCTTTAATAAAGAGTTTTTCTATATAGTCCTCAAACTTAGAAGCATTCTTTCCTTTAATTAAATAAGTATTACCATCCGGAGCATCAAACTCTATGCTAGATTTTTTAGATTCACTAAAACCTTCTGTAAATAACTTTCTAAAACTCATCTTATATCCTATTTAAAGCAAATATTTAAAGCAAATATTTAAAGCAAATATTTAATACTTTTTATATTTATATATTACCAGTCATCTAGGGTATCTGTAGTTCTATATACATTCCATTTTAGTGGTTTAGTAATAATTTCTATCTTCTTAAGAAAATCTTTCTCCCAGTGTTGTTCATAATCTGCAAATTCTCTAAGATTAATCTCTTTACTAAATCTAGGATCTGTAAAACCTAAGGCACTTATAACTCTATATTTATTAGGTTCTCTTACATATACATAACTAAGACTATCTCCTCTTTCAATAGGTGGAAATCTTCCCTCTATACCTAATTCTTTAACTAGTCTATTATGCTCTAGCGCTGCAGTACTTCCAAGTGGAGCAGTTAGCCAACTTCCATTCTCTTTCTGTCGTTTGTATTTACCATCTTTTTTAATATAATCTAAATTATTTACTTTAGCAATACGTACAAACTCCACAGGATCTATCTCCCCAAAATCTCTTCTAGCACTATTAATATAATCTTGTAAAGCTCTCTGATCTTTATCTAAAACTATATCTAATACAGGTCTTAATTTTTGCTTTAAAAACTCCGGAGTACTATATGATACTAAAGATACACCAGTTACTTTCATCTTAGGCTTAGCTAGAATATGACCATCATTTACTATAACTCTGGTGAAGTATCTTTTACTAGCAAGAGATACAAACCCTCTTGTAATTACCTCATTTTCCATAGCTAGAGCTGAAGGTTCTCTTAGATTAAAGGTATCTCCTATTTTCTTTAGAGTATCATTAATAATTTTTTGAAGTTTCTCTTCCGAAAACTTCTTAATAAATTTAATCTTATCATCATCAGTAAGATCTTTAAATTTTGGAAGTTTCATTAGATTTTGTAAACATACATATCCACTATCTGTATCTGACTGCATAATAAATTCTAACTCTTCTCTTTTAGTTTCTAGTCCACAAATATCAGATAAATAATCATTAATAGCCATCATAACCATCTGATTACTCATACGACCACTAGTAGTAATACTAGCACCTGTTAAAGTACCATTAGCGAATGGGTTGGAATTTAAAGAACTTACCCCGTATGAGCTGTTAAAGTAAAACCTTTAAAACAGTTGAACGATTTTCATGAAAATCCTCCTGCTGCTGTATTTTATGTTTAAGACTCAATAATTCAGAGTCAGATAGTTTCTTTATATTCATATATTCTCCTTTTTATATTATATTATATAGTAAATTTCTAAAAGTATTATTAAACTTCTAATAAATATAAATAGTTTATAAAGGTATTTAAAATGATTATAACAAAAGAAAATTATGAAGATATATTAGTAGGTAAAAGTCAAAGAATCTCTAGAACAAAAAAGAAACTATATAACTTACCAAAGGATAAATGGTTTAAAAGTATAGCAGAGGCTATTTATTGTTTTAAACATAATATAGAGGATGAACCTCATTGTTATTGTGGTAATAAATTAGAGTTCGTAAGTACTCTAGAAGGATATCCTTCTCATTGTAGTCTTAAATGTGCTAGAAGTAAAGAAAGACCTACAGACAATAATGCTAAAGTTCTTACAAAAGATAATGTAAAAGAAATATATTCCGACTCAGGAAAGGTCAAACAAGGAGCTAGAAATAAGTTTATCATCCCTACAAATTTATACTGGTGTAAATTAATATCGGAAGCAGCTTGTTGTATTATAAACGATATTAAAGAACCTCCAAGATGTAAGTGTGGTAAATTGGTTAGTTTCGCTCAGGGAGAGGGTTATAGAAGATTTTGTGGACCTCAATGCTCTAATGGAGATGAAACTACTAAAGACCGAAGAGCTAAAACTCTTTTAAAGTACTACGGAGTAGAAAATGCATCTCAAGTAGTAACAGGCCTCACTAACTCTAAGAAATATTCACCTGAAAGATATCATCTTCAAGGCTATTTATATATAATGAGAAGTAAATCGAATAATATGATTAAGGTGGGAGTTTCTACTAATCCAAGAGGTAGGCTAGGTAATTTAAAAAAATATTGGATAGATCTAAAGCTTGAATTTATATCTTGTTGGATATCTCATGTTTATATGTATGAGGACTTTTTACATAAAAAATATGGAGAATATAATATGAGATTATTAGAAGGAGATGGTAGAACTGAATTTTTTCAGGAACATATTTTAAACGATATTAAAGAGGATATCAAAAGTCTAGATATCTTCTAGACCCCTTCTTTTTATTTCCTTTTTAATATCCTCTAATACACCCTCTAATCTCTGAGCCTCTCTCTTCTCCTTAACCCTTTCTAAGAAGAATCTCTCCATCTGAGACGAAAACATACTCTGTTCATCTATTCTATAAAAGTATCCATTAGCAGTAACACATACATTATGCTTCTTAAGAACCTTAGAAATCTCTTCAGAGTTTTCTAATAAATTAGTATAATACTCTCTTTCCTCAACAAGATCATTAATCTCACCATTATGTTTTTTAACTATTTCTCCTAATGGTAGGTAGCGACCCTCTTCTATAACGATTCCGTCTTTTTCAACCTTATCCGGATACTCTGTTCTATTTAGTTTTTCTTTTATAAAATAATTAAAATATTTTTTTCTTATTTCTTTCAGATCTGGATGAAGTTCATAATCCTTTACCAAAGTATCTCCACCTATATTAAACGCTCTAATAAGTGAAGGATATAGGGATGTAAAGTCAAAAGATGATACAAAATCATATTTCCCTGGAACCGTTCGAACCCATCCAGCTAAGAACTGTACATCTTCTTCTGAATATTGTTGTTTTAGTGGTAGAACTAGATTTTTCTTCATAGACTCTTTAAACATTAAAGCCACCCAGTGTTTTTGAGTACCCCAGTTATCGTCAGGTGATACTCCACAAAAGTATGCAATTTGTAGGTGAGAATCTAAATACTTAGTAAGATCATCAAGCTCTACAAGAATCTCAACATCTCTCAAAGAATAATCTACGAATCTGTCATATACTACCTGTTCTAACATTTTCTTATTTTCAGGTGTAGGATCATCTCTATACCTCTTCTGAGCATCAAATATAGGATCTTCTCCTATCTGAGGCTCCTCTAGAGGAAATATGTATCCGTCTCCCGTATAACTACCATCGAAATTTTTATAAGAGGAGTTATCAATTTTTTGACTTAGACCGAAATGATTAGCTACATTCTTTAAACTATAACTAGGAAGTCCTAAGAAGCCATACTTTAAAGCTAACTCTCTATAATCAAGTAGTAATCTTCCCCTCCAAAATACCTCAACTCCATCCATTCCATCTAGTGTGTGAGTATCTTTACCATTAACTACACCTAGAGGAGATAATCTATTAACATTAGGCATATCTATATAGCTATTTCTCTTATTTAGTTCTTCTTTATAGTTACCATTAAATCCATCAAGAACTCTAGCTATTCTATTAGTTAAGTAAGGAAAGTCAAACGTTTTACAGTTATGTGTATATATTCCCTGATACTCAAAGTAGTGATTACTAGTCTCTATATCTCTCATTAGTACACTATCACCCTCTTTTATATCTTTTATACGAATAAAAAAACTACACTTATCTGTTATAAAATATGTAGTATTAAATTGTTTTGATTTTTTTTCTAGCTTTTCTAACCTTTTAATATTAGTAAATCTCTCTTTAATTTTTATACTATCTTTTAAAATATCTAGAGACTCCGAATCCATGAATGGTCTTAGATACGTATTATTCTCTAAAACAAAAGATCCATTCCATCTTAATAATTCTGATACGTTAGAGATATCATTATTAAAATTACAAAAAGTTCCATCTATAGAGCCATCTCCATCTACTAATCCTGAGTAAAAATATAAAAATTGCTTTTTAGATAGCTGACTTAGTAAGTATATATCTATACATTTTTTAGATTTAGCATTAATATGATCATATATTAAAGCTTTAGCTATTAGAAATCTAGCATTACTTAAAAATGCAAATTTAAAAATATATGAATCTTTATGATCTTCAGACTCGAACTTTTTGTATTTAAACTTATATTTATCTTTAAGATTTTCAACTACTTTTATATTAGTATTAGTAATAGATGCTTCAGATTTATAACTAGATGTTCCGTCTGTATACCATAAACCTGCTAGATACAAAATATCTTCAGATATAACATCATCTAAACGTTCTAATATAGATGTTGTAGGCCTTTTATCTCCATTATATCCGTTATTAAATATTTTAATAGATTTACTTCTTTCTATAAATTTAATAACCTCATTCTTTCCTAATTTTTCTAGTATATGTTTACTACTAAAAAAATCCATTTTCTTCTGATAGATCTCTCCCTCGTAATATTTAGATAGTTTTCTAACTATTTGAGTATCCCTAGTATAAATAAAAATCCCCTTCTTATGAAGAATATCTAAATTTTCAATTAGTAGTTGTCTATACGTAACATCTCTATTAGTATTATTATGAATTTTATGTTCTAGATATATATAATGATTATCTAGAGAATTAGAAATATTCTCTACAGTCATGTCCTCTTCTATTAATTCTCCAGAATTATAAGGTGTAAAATATTTACCTTTCGGTACTCTATATGTTTTAAATATATGATCCTTAGATGATGAAACTTTCATTCCGTTATCTAATATAATATCAAAAGATTTTTTCTTACTAATAGGAAATATATTTTCTACATATACTCTATCTTCTGACAATCTATCTTTATATTTTATATCTGTAAGCTTCTTAATTTTATTATCTGTCCAAATATTAGAATCCAGAGGAATGCAGTTAAAACCAGAAATAATAGAAGGATTATGTTTCTCTAAAAGCTTTATGAAAAATTCTAGAAGATCTCTCTCATCTTCAATCTTTATAAATTTTACATTATCCTTTTCAAATTTTCCTGTAAAATTCTTTCTTCCTAGGACTATATATTGATTCGTAAAATTATCATAAATCTGAATCATTGTAATCTCTTCAGGAGCCATATCTGCATGAGGAAAGTGTTGCACTGCATAGTTAGATCTAGTCTCAATATCTAGCATCCAAATTCTATGAGTATGAAAACTACTTTCAGAATCAGGAAATGCTCTTTGTAGGAAGGTATGACCTAAATCTAAATATCCGAAAGCATCATCTTCAAAGATAGTTTCCTCTATTTCTATCTCTTCTCCATCATACTCAATAGTTTTAATTTCACCTGTCTTTATTTTAATATTTTTTACAAATTTATTAAACTCATCTAATGATTCAAAAGATTTTTTAGTAAGAGGTATTTTCTTATCTAAGTAAGACTTATACGGGGAATTTGGTGATTTATTATCTGAAATAAATATATCAGGAATACTATAATCTGTAACATCTCTAAAAAAAGATTCTTTAGTCTTAGGATCGAAAAGTCTTACTACTACTTGTTTAATTTTTTTAGTTCTTTTTCCTGATGGTATCTCTTTAGTTAGTGTAAAGATACTTTCATACTGATATTTAGAATAATCTGGTAAATTCATCTCTCTCCTTTTCTCTTTATTATATAATAACTTTCTTTAATTTCTCATAAAATTTATATTTTTATATAAAAGTTTCATATCCCAGTCTATATCCTCATCGAATATATCATGAATAATACTTTTAGGCTTTTCTTCTATATCTTCAAGATCTCTTCTCTCATATGTACAAACTACTGGAAGGCTTGTATCCATACTATCTATAAATTCTAAACCCGGAATATTAAACTCTTGAAATTCGTTAGGATGAAGAGAGCCTAGTAAATGATGTTTTCTTTTATGATTAATAACTCCATCTATAAACATCTTTTTAATTACTATAGATCTTTTTGTATCTTTCATAAAAGAATCTCCACCTGAAAATGCAATTATATCAGAATCTTTAGAATGCTGATCAAAATATCTATAACACTTAACATAGTCATCATAATCTCTTCCGTGAACTACTAGAATCTTCTTAAAAGATATAAGTTCAATATTATATTTACTTATCCAATTATTAAACAATTCTATATTAGATTCTGAAGACTCATATGCGTCAGGTAGAATATAATATGTAGGTTTAATATCTAAAATATAGGCTACATATTTCTTTTCATCGAAGGGGATACCTGTAATTCTACGCTCATATAAGCTATTATCTAACCATACCTCTCTACCTAAAGATATAGATTCTTTAAAGAAATTATAATAATCTTTATCATCGAATTTAATATCTAAAGCGTAATCAAAATCATTAAAGAATCTAGAAATCTGAAGAAGATTTCTAGGGGTTTCGTGACTAAATCTCATTTTCTATCCTTGATATTCTTCCGGATCTATTTTTATAGTACGAAGAATTTGTCTCGCTCGTTGCTTAACACTTCCAGAAACTGTAGTATATACTGTTCTAGTACCTTCTAAAAATTCTTTAATATTATTATCAATTTCTTTTTGGAATTTTTTACTATCACTTCGAAGATCTTTTGACTCAATCTCAAACTCGATAGGAACATAAAAAGTATAAACTCTAGAATTATTATCCTCTAGTAATTTTCTATTATTTTTAAAATTAAGAGATATAAGTTTTCTAAAGTCTTCTTTCATCGTTTTATCTAATGAGTATTTAAGATAAGCATAACTATCAGCAAACCCTCTAGAGCTTAGAAATGAAGTATTAGCTAAATATTCACTTGAGGCATATTCATAAATCTTCTTCTGAGCCTCAAGATATCTTTTCGACGAAACATCTTTAAAATCATCTTTATTAAAGAATTTCTCAGACATACTATCTATAATTTTAACTCCCGGGTAGTGCTTAGAAATGATATCTTTAATAGCGTTATTTAGAGTTGTTTTACCCGTACCTTGAGCTCCTGTTAATATAATTTTAATGTTCTTATTTTTCATTTTATTCCTTAATATATTTGTCATAAATTTCTAAAGTTTCTGTGTCTTCCTGACCTCTAGATAATTTAGTACCTACTCTATCCCTAATTTCTTTAATATACTCTTCAGTATAAAAATCTCTAGGATTAGTATCATACATATACGATGTATCCTTATACGGCAACATAAATAGCCACTTTCTTACACATGGTTTACATTTTCCGCATTGCTTTTCATTTACCGGAGTATAACAAGACATGCTTTTTTCTACTAAATCATCTAAATCGTATCCTAGTTTTAGGTACTCATCTACTAGTTGTTTTTTAGTCCAATCTTTATATTTAAGATTAATGTTAATATCTCTACCTTCTGACCACCAACTATTTGAATAAATTCTACTAAGAAGATTAGATGTTTTTTCTGCAAATTCTAAATCTTTATCTGTAGATCTATCTCCAGCAGTAGCTCCTAAAATAATTTCATCACCATAATATGTTCCGATCATAGCTAAAAATAAATTTCTTAAAGGAACCAGAGCTGATTTCATTTCTACATCGCTAAGATCTAATCTTCTATCGATTTCTACCTCTATTCCTTGTTTCTTAAGAAACTCAACTTCTAAATCAGCATATTTACTTCCAGTATGGATATATAGAAGAGTGTCGAATTTCTCTAACTTACTAATGATATATGAGTCCATACCTCCACTATATAAAAGAACCTTTCTATTATTAATTTTTCCTAGGTCTTCTGTTTCAATCATTTATTCTCCTCTTATTATTATATAGTAATTTTCTTTACTAAGACTTTATTTTACTCATAAGATATTCAAAAATTTCCTTCCAGTTATCCTTATACAGAATACATTCAGCATCTTTAACATCTTTAAAGAAAATACTTCTATCATCAATAATATAATCAAAATGAATTCGATGCTTCTCATACATATCTATAAATCCATCAAATTGAAAGAATTTTAAAATAAACTCGATTTTAGACTTAAAGTGTTTTGGAGTACAATGACTAACAAAAAATATATGAAAGTGTTTATGAAGCTCGGAGATATATTTAACAGTGTCTTTAATAGGTCTCTTATCATCATATAAATCTTCTTGATTCCAAAACTCTAACATTCTCTCATCTTCTACAGGTTTAGAGTAATCAGGAGTAACTCCTAGATTATCCTGACACCATTTAGTCCAGTGAGAGTGCATCTCTACTACAGTTTGATCTACATCTATAGCTATAATAGGTTTACCTTGTTTATCAGCCAAAATCTATCTCCTACATTTACTAAAATCTGCTTTATACCAATTAGCTTGAGCTTCAGGAGATTTATCTTTTAGCCATTTTTTATGTTCTTCAGAATAACTACCAACTCTAGAGTTAATCTCCTTCATAACCTCATCCATACATTTAGAAAAATCATATCCTAACATTTCTACTTCTCTACCTGAAGTTACAAACATATTTTTCATAGCTTCAAATTCCTCTTCAGGAGTCTTAGCTTCTAAAAATTTATATAGAAGGTAGTTCATTTCAAAAATATAATTTTCTGTCTCGAACTCATAAAAAGTATCAGAAAGAGACTCAGTTACATCTTCATTATCTTTAATAGAGGTAACGTCAAATTTTCTTTTATACATATCACCTACTGCAAATACAACTATATCACAACAAGCATCTATGTATGCCTCTGCATCTTGTTTAATAATAGCATCAACAGCCTCCCCAATCTCTTCTGCAATAAATGCACAAAATCCATTTCTATCGGGTGTTTGATTATTAAGTCCTCTTTCTTCAGACCATTTGTAAATTTCAATTAATTTCATTTTTATCCTTTTTATTTTAGTATATTATATAGTAATAAATTTATTTTAAACTTAAAATACCTTATCAGCCTCTATATAATCTATTGTTTTTATCATTTTATCATATCTTTCTTTTACATCTCCGGTAAGAGTAACGTATGGAATTTTATTCTTATCTAGAAATTTTTTAATATTTTTATCTATTTTATTTCTGTATTTTTTATCTTTTGATCTAAATTTATCTTGTTCTAAATCAAATTCAATAGGAATATAAAAATGAATAATTTCTTTATCTTTAAGTAATTTTATAAAATCTTTTTTAATTTTCTTATATTGCCTCTTAGAAATATTTTTAGCCATTTTTGACCAAATCATATAGTCTACTAGGCTTCTATCAGAAATCATAAACTCATTTGTGATAATTTGATGAGACATAAATGCAGTCACTGCATATTGAAATTCATATGAGGTATCTTCATTTAGAGGAAAATTAAAATAACTATGCATCGTTCTAATAAAATTATCTGGTTTATAATACTGCGAATGATCTAACAAAAATTTGTCAACCAGCGTAGTCTTACCCACCCCGGATGCTCCTGTAAATAGTATTCTCATTTTTTTCTCCTTAAATAAATAAATGTGGAAATTTTTTTAAATCTTTAATATCTATTAGATTTTTTTTAATAAATTCCAACTCTACACCTGAGACTTTGAGAGAAATATCGTTTTTTGTATCAACTTTCCCATTAATGTCGGTGACCATAAACGCACATATATTATAATCACTTATCGCTTTGTGTAACTGATAAACAAAAAAGACTTTATGGTTATATATAAAACATGAATTTTGCAAAATCATATTTTAAAAAGTTCTCTCACATTCAACTCTTTTATATCAGGAAAAAAAGTGATATACTATCATATTATAATATTCATCTGCTAATTTTTTATTTTTAAAATAAAAATTTGCTTTTTTAGTTTTAATTATATAATCATAGGTATTCATCTTACTGATGTTTTCATAATCAGGAAATTGATATGAAAACCGTTGCACTCCAAACATATGTAATTCTATATCTTGCTTTTCTAAAATTATTTGATGTATTGGGTATATAAAATATTCAACTGTATTAAATTCAAAATTTGAATCTTTAAATGGGTCCCATATAACTGAGTGAATATATACATCAGGCATATCTTTAACTAATAACATTTTAGATTACCAATGTTTCTTTGGTTATTAGATAACTAGCGAGTTCACTTTCATTTTCAAACTCTTTAGATATAAATGACCGTAACCAAGGAGAATCCGCTTGTTGACTTCGCTTGAGAGATTTACATGTAAAAGCATATTCTGGAATATTTAATTTAAAAGCTTCATAACATTCAATTATTGCCCCAGTAAGGTGGTGACTGATATCTTGTACTCCAAGATTTAGAATTAAAATATGAGAATTTTTAAGCCTTGCTAAATCAGTATGCACTATGAAATTATCAGTGTCTTTGAATCCTGCTTTTGTTGTTCTAAATTTGTGGTTAACCTTTTCTGCAAATCTTTCTGTCCACGCATTGTAAAATAGTGGTGATGGTGTCATATTTCCTGATAGATATAAAATTGGTTTCATTTTTATTTCCTTTTTAGTGTCTATAATGATAAAGCAAAAAATAATATACATAGTAAAAATGATATGATCATCTGAATATAATAACTTTTTACTTCATTAATGATTTTTGTTCGAAGATTTTTATTTCTATGCAAATTTATGTCTTCAAGATTATCAAGTGTTACTTTTCTTAATTTCAACAAATGATAAAGAGTTACCAGAAACCAAAGCCCTGATATAAATGATAATATTAACATTTATGTCCTTTTTGTTTATATCTAATATTATAATATAAAATAGTTAATTTTATATGAAAAACTGAGGAAAGTCATTATAAAAGTCTTTTTTATTTTCTCTATATCCCATTATATCATCAAGAGGAATTCTTACGACCCTGTGTCCATAGGGGATATTTAAGGATATATTTAAATATCCTCTTTTTAGATCTTTATAAAGCTCTTTACGTTTTTTAGGTTTATAGTATTGTTCAACTCTATATTACCCCTCGTAACAGAACAACACAAAACAAGTTTTCATTAACGAACCCTTTCTTTCATTTCCATTGCCATTTCTTTTTGCTCTAATGCTCTTTCTAAAGTGTCAGTTTCTTTTTCTGGTCCTCTAAGTTCTTGATATCTTGGGTGACTTAATGCATAATGGTCATTATTTTTACCTTTTGTAATATCATTACAATGAAGTGTCATAACATTTCCAATAACTTTATCACGGTTTTCATGAAACCAATCCCGTACATCTTCAGATAATGTTGTAACACCTACACTACCTATGATGGTTCCTTCATCATTTGCATATTCGATGCTAGAAAAATAATCTTCGTTTTTAGTTCCTTTATTTCCTTCTGATAACCCTGTAATACGAACATCTAACTCAATAATTAACTTAACTTTTAGTTGTTTTTTTGAATTGCCGTCTTTATGCGTCATATCGTATGCTTTGATAACAGTTCCTTCATCACCTCTTTCCGTAACTTCTTGAAAATGTTCATATGCTTCTTTCATATTTTTAACGATTCTGTATTCAATAAGTTCGACATTATCTAAATCATTATAACCAAGTAATGTTTCTAACATTTGAAGTCTATCTTCATATAAAGATAATGTTCCAGCTTTTTCTGCAGCTTTAATTTCGTCTTTAGTCATACCGTATTCTTGAACGGGAACCATATCCCAAACTGTAAACAAAACATCTTCGTGTGGAATATCATCTGAGTTAATGGTACCGTTACCGATAGAGCGATTTTGTTCACCCCTAAGAGTCATTTCACCGATGAATACATAACCTTCTATATCTAAAGATTGTAGTTGTTTTTCTATTAATGGAAATGAACTTTCTATGCCTGGTCTTGATGTTATTTCAACATTTCCTCCATCTACAACTGCTCTACGAAATGTTCCGTCCATTTTTAATTCGGAATATACTTTATTTTTAAAGTTTCCGTTTTTGTCTAAAGGCATATTTTTTAGGATATTTTTTTCTGTACCAATTTCGCAGCGAGTATAAGGAGGTTTTACAATAAGATTTTTAAATACTTTATTAATTTCTGTTCTACCTAAACGGATTTTTAAATCACGGTCAAGAATTCTCTCAATAACAATTCTGTCAGTTTCTGACATTGCTTCTAAAATATTTTCTACTAAACCTATAGCCGCATTTCCAGTTGTGTTTCTTGTTGCTAATTCATTTTCAAGTAAATCCAACGCCCATCCTAATGTATTTGTGTTTTCAGAAGTACCCGCACGAACATTTTTCATAGTGACGCCGTACGTGAAGCTTACTTTATCATTTGCCATTTTAAGTACTCTTTTAAGTAACTCATTATCTTTATATTTTTCAAGTACTGCTTTCTTGTAATTTGAGCCATTTTCTAAGTTGATCTCATTAATGATGCTGTATATATCCATTTCGCTATATCCTTTTTTCTCTTTATATATTATATAATAAAATACCTTAAACTTTGATTAAATATTTAATTAATCATTATTTATCCTTTAATTTCTTCTAATAATTTTTCATTAAATTTAATCGCCCTAATACAATCATTAATACGAATACTATCTCTTATTAAATAATGTTCCTTAATAAGTTTACTAATTAGGGCTTCAGCTAATGAAATTTTAATTTCAAGAACTTCTTTATATGCTTTTTGAGATAATCCTCTGAGACTATCTCTTCCGTATAAATATTTAGAATCTTTCAATATTTCTACTTATAAAACGATACAGTATCGTTAGCAACTTCAGTCTCATAACACTCAATCATATCTTCAAGAGTAAACTCTGTAGCCACCATTGATAAAGTATCTCTATGATCTACTAACAATGCGCCTGTAGAATCTTCCAACTGGTATGAATATTCACGTCCTAGTTTTGGATTAGGGTTTGGGCATTTACTTTTTATCAAGGTAAGCTCCGGGTTTTGCTCAAGTGTCAATCTAGTTTCTCTTTTCATCTTTTTATCCTCTTTCTCTTTATATACTATATTATAACATAAAATACCTTAAATCTTGATTAAATATAAATAAAAAAAAAAGGAATATACATATGTTTAAAAAATTATTCACGGAAGCTAAACTAAAGCCTCTTGACACCCCTCTGACAGATACAGAACAGAAGAAATTAAAATCATTAAGAAATATGATAAGTACACACAAAAGATTAAGACCGAGCGCATTGGATCTTTTACAAAACTTAGAAGATAGGGAAAATATAAAGCCCGCAGAACCTCTTAAATTTGAGTTAATGTCTCTTACCCAAATTAAAAAAACAGGCAACTCCATGAGCGCGCTTAAGGGCGTTTATTATGGTGCTACAGATGGACATTATGCTAAGCAATATTTAAAATATGCAGAAAAAAATCAGAAACTTAGTGCTGATGATATAAAAGAATTTACATTGATGTATAAACCCCAAATGCAAAGAATGGTAAAATCAAAAGCATTCAAAACTCTTTTAATAAATATTATAAAATCCCAAGCGGAGGAAAATAATTATTGGAGTGATGTACCTAATCAAATTAAAACATGGGTATATAACATTTTAGCAAAATCTGATATTAAAGATCTTATTAGTATAGATCCTTGGAAATTATATCAAGACATAGAAGTGAATAACAGCGAAGAAGGATGGACATCGAGACAAGGCGCTTCAATGACTACTAAAAAAGCGGAGGTTACTTTTAGCATAGGAAACAAAGAGTACAGAGAAGACTTTCATTTAGATACTTCAGGATATTGGAACGATTAAGTTCCAATATTTTTTATAAACTATCCCATTCATCTTCTGACATCTCAGAAACCATACCTATTTTATAATCTGTAATTTCAACTTCCTGTGGAAGGACCTCTTCTCTACCCTGGCCTAACCATTGGTCCATCCAGGGTAACGGATTTTGGGCTACATTTTCAAACATTTTAGGTTCTCTAATCGCTCGTAGTCTTGTGTTCACAATATATTTCATATATTTTTCAAGTATCTCAGCGTTTAACCCTATAATAGAGCCTTCTTCAAAAAGATATTGTGCCCATTCAATCTCATTCATAGCTGCATCATAGAACATCTCACGTACATCATCTTTGCAATCTGATATAACTTCTAAAAAACCTTCTTCTTTATCTTTCTTTAAGATATTAATTAGTTTTTGTGTTACCTGGAGATGAATTAACTCATCCCTAGCAATTAATTTAAGTTCTTGAGCATTACCTGTCATTTTTTGGTTTTCTGCGAAAGCAAAAGTACATGCAAACGATACGAAAAATCTCACACCTTCGATAATATTCCAAGCTATTAATGCCATCCATGCATATGTTTTCATATCTTTTAGAGTAGGCCTAGCAGGATCAGATTTTGGTAACGCCTCCCATTTTGCTAATGCAATGTAAAACTTTTCATACGCTTCAGTAATTTTACCTGTATGTTTTTTAATAATCACATCATCACCAATTTCATCGAAAACTTTTGACGGATCCGGATAAACGTTTCTCAAAATATATGAGTAACTGTCAGAATGATTAACCTCTTGACCTTGAAGTTTAGTTATTGCTGCTTCTAACGCAGAATTAGTAGTAATTCTTCCAAAAGTTAATAAGGGGCTTCTCCCTTGGATAGTATCAAGTACCATCTGTCTTTTTATATTTAATTCAGATATTCTAGATTCACTAGTTTCTAACGCTTTAAAGTCAGCTACATCTTTTTCGAGGGATATCTCTTGAGGTTTCCAAAAGTTTTCATCCATTTTTTCAGCATATTCATAAAATATCTTATGTTTCATTACATCATATCGTTGTAACCCTCGTCCCGAACCGAAAAATATAGGTTCACGCATAATATCTATTTTTATATTTTCGTCATAAATTTTCATTTTTTTCCTTCAAATTTAATATCTTTTTAATATCTTTTATATCATTAATCTCTTTATAATCAAAATCTTCTAATATATTTAATATTATATCATCAATTTCTTTAGATTCACTTAAATTTTGTTGCCTACCATACTTTTGATATCTAAAATTTCCTCTTTTTATAAAAAAGTTTATATTATTATATGAGTTAAATACGGTATCTACTAATGGGTTAAATGTTTTAGGATCTACCGATTTATTATAAATTTTAGAAAACAACAAAGGACTGTCAACGATTACATAATCTACCTTATTTTGTAACCTAAATAATCTGTGATGTTGTTCAGCAAAAACTAAAAGTTGATCTCTCAGTTTAACATTTTCATCTGCGTATACAAGATCTTTTGCAAATTCAGTAGATAATTCTACTTTATAATGAAGCTTTTTCATCATCGTAAAGAGTTCTGAGGCAAGGGTAGATTTTCCACTACCAGGACCTCCAAATAAATTGATTACCATCATACTTTACAGCCTCCTCCCTCACAATCATCTTCAAGATCACTATCAGTTTTATTTATTGTATCAATAAACGTACTATAATATGTTGTTTTTAATCCTGCTTTATACGCCGCAATAATAGTTTTAATCATTGTTTTGTTTGGAAATTTCATTTTTCCATCTTTTGGATCTTTGATAAAATCTTTTTCCGGTGTCCAGTACACGTTAGTGCTGATACCTTGATCAATATACAATTGAATTTTACCTAACATTTTAATATACGCAATATTATCCAGTTCTGTTGCTAGCGTATAATAAGAGGCTCCTTTACTAAAGTTGGGTACTATCTGTTTAGCGTTGCCTACTTTAGATTTTTTAGTAACTATCAAATCTCTAGGCATATCAATCCCGGATGTACTATTAGATACATCTGATGAAGTACCTGCTGGGGGAATTGCGCTTAGTGTTAAGTTTCTTAGACCATATTTTATGATGTCTTTTCGAAGTTGTTCCCATTCTTCTTTAGGAATAAATCTCCATTTACCATCATTAGGTAACCATCCATCAGCATATTTTGATTTTTCTCTAAACCACTTAGCTTCACCTTTTTCTTGAGCTAGTTTACACGAAGCTTTTAATAAGTTAAACTGTAAGTGTTCAGCGAATTCTTCTGCTAAATCTAGGGCCTCTTGGGTGTTATATCTTACTTTTTTCTTTGTTAAATAATGTACCCAATCTGAAATACCAATTCCCAAATATCTCGCGTTCACCGTAGGATTCTCTGCTGCCGGTATAGGATACTGCTGGATATCTATAATATTATCTAAAAAATATACTAAATTTTCCGTAATTCTAGGAAGTTCCTCTAATTTAACTCTACCAGCGTTTACATTACTGAGAATACAAAGAGCTACCTGTCCATCTTCTGTCCCATATAAGTCGGTCATCGGTTCTGTAGGTAAAAGAATTTCTAAACATAAATTTGACATTTTAATAACATCTTTTAAAGGACCTTTATTAATCAAATCTAAAAATATCGGGTAGTATCTACCTGTTTCAAATCTTTCTTTAGCAAATAATTCTAAAAGTTTTCTTGCTGAAAACTTACGTTTTCTAATCCCTCTTTTCTTTTCATAATCTAAATATGTTTTCTCCCAAAGATTATAGTTATCTAAATTACGGATAAGATCTGGTGTTTCTTCAGCACTAAACAATGTTATATCTTCATTATTTTTTACCCGTTCAAAAAATAATCTATTAAATCCAATACCGTAATCTAATTTTTTAACTGAATTTTCAGGTGTACTTTTATTGGATTTTAAAGTAAGAACCTTGTCAATTTCCCAATTCCAGAACATATGAAAGCTCGTAGCTGAACCACCCCTAGACCCCTGAGAAGCCCATTTAACGGCGGATTCATGCCATCTGAGAATAGACACAACTCCGTTATGAAGTATTCTTCCATTTTTGACAGATGCGTTAATACCTCTAATTGAACCGTTAAAAATACCAATACCTGCAGCGTTTGTGGTCATTAAAGAACACGCGCCATTTGCTGCAATTAATGATCTTGTTGTATCTCCACCGTCAATGAGACAACAAGATGCATATGATGTACTCATAGTTCTTAACCCGGACATAATAGGACTAGGTAGTGATTCTTTAAAAGTACTTAGGTCATCATAAAATTCTAAGATTCTTTTAACTCTATCTTCTCTGTTTTTAAATGCCACCATTGGAACTAACATAAACAACTCTTGAGGTGTTTCAAGCATTCGTTTATCTTTAATTTTAACAATAAATTTATCTATAGTGGTTCTCAGCCCTATATATGTGAAATCTAAATCTCTCTGATATTTTATTTTAGAATTAAAAAAATTGATTTCATCTTCAGTATAATACTCTAAAATATTTTCATAATGCCCTGATGCAATATTTTTCTTTACAGTTTCTAGCAATGGTTTAGGATCGTATTGACTCCAAACTTCTTTTCTCAGTTCCATGATAAGACTTCGTGCTGCGGCGTATTGATAATTAGGTGATCTCAATGAAATAAGATCTGCCGTTGCTTTAGTAGTAGCTCTATGAATATCTGCAGTTTTAATACCATCATAAAAATTAGGTCTAGCAGCTAATTCTATTTCAGAAACACTACAACCAGATAATCCCTCTATCGTCCAATTAACCATTTTATGATACTTTTCAATATCTAATGGTTCTCTTTTACCTTTTCTTTTTGTTACATTAATCAATTAAATTCTCCTTATACACCAGGTTTGTCATTCCATGCTCTAATATGTAATCTATCGGAATAATTAAATCCTAACTCAACACATTTTTCCATAACAAATCGACAATTCTCATCTACTTCTGATTTATTTTCACCCATAGGCATTAGATATACATTAGCAAATACAGGAATACCTCTTAAAATTTCTTTAATTTCTTTCCAGTCTGAATTCCACGTATCTTTAGATACTACAAACTTTAAATAACTTTCTGGACAATGTTCAAGAATATTAGTAATATTTTCTATATTTACTCTTTTATGTTCAGGCTCACCTGAGTTAGAAAGCTTTACAGACATAGAAAACATAATATCTTCTTGATATTTTCTAGTAAATTCAATATCTAAAGATGCATTTGATTCAATAGTAACCTTGTGACCTCTAGATATATAGTGAGATAAAACTCTTTGAATTACATCTTCCTTCCAATGAATTAGTGGTTCTCCACCTGTCAAAACAATATCAGGTTTTAGAAGGTTTTCTTTAGATAGATTCGGCATAGTATTATCTATTCTATTAACTAGATCTAGGTAGTCTACATAATAATCCCATGAATCTTTAAATTTAGTAGATACAGCTCTAATACTATCGCAGCCCTTAATTATATCTCCATCCGGTGATTTTAAAGAACATCCAAAACCCTCACACTTAAAATTACACAATCCTGTTCTTACAAATACTGAAGGTACGATTCTTTTACCTTCTCCTTGTATAGAATAGAATGTTTCTACAATTGGTACCATATTTTATTCCTCTTTTTTAATTATATAATAACTTTATTAAATTATGTTTATGAATTACTAGTTCTAGTTTTTAAATAGCTAGGAATATTATTAATAGCATCGATTACTTTAGCTATATTATAGACCTCTTTTCTATCTATTCCTTCTTTATCTGCAATAAAATCTACAAAATCACCCTCAAAGTCTCTTGAATTAAATATAAATTCTCGTGATAGATTTGAAAATGTTTCAGATAGGGATTTTTGTATTGTTTCTTCCTCTAATCGTCTAGAGAAACTTCGAGCATCAATAGTCTCAAATGTAGCAGCTTTATATGCTCTATATTTAATATCTTTTATAATTTCGTAATTGCTACTAAATGTAGTATCTCTCTTGGGTAGCGTATCTTTATTATTCATTTATAGTCCTTTCCTATTAGTTACTATATATTATAGTAGAAAGAACTTAAATGATTTTTAAAGGGAGTCGTTAATGCGCTGAATATTATTATTAAGGTCTTCTATAATTTTTTTAAGCATTTTAGGTTCAAAACAATCCACCTCAATATGTTTAGATCCACTTTCACCACCTCTAAATTCTCCATTGATAGTGATACCACGCTTTCTTCTATCTATGAGTGGTTTAAATTCAGATATTTCAATAAATTCTGCAATTGCAGACTTAATTCTATTGACACAAGTACCTTCACGTAAGTCATTATATTTAGATAAAATATTATCTATAAGTTTATCTAATCTAGATTCTTTTAGGTATGTTTTAAATTTCATGTTTCTTCCTTATATTATATAGTATTTAATGTTATTTTCTTTCAAAAAGTCTAAAACTTTCTCACAAATTATTTCTAAACTATCTATATCAGAATAATTCTTGATAGTTATTTTATTAAATTTTTTGATTTTCGTAAAATCTTTAATTTTTTCCTCAAATATATTAGGATCTTTTCTAAATATTTCTATACAAATATTATCTATACATATATTTACGTCAGTATCTTGAAAGAATATAGTTTCTAGCTCTTGAATTTCGTATAATGTTCTCTTAAGAGTACTCGATGTTGAATTTACTATACTAGAGAAGAGAATACTTTTATCTAAATTATCGTCTATATTATTTATCTTCTCTTCAAGTAAATTATAAACCTTCTCATGAGTATCTATCCAAAAATTAATAAATTCTAACTCTTTACCTTTAAAATTCTCTCTCAATAATTCCTCATAATATCTTTTACGTTCTCTAGCAAGATCTATTATTTTAGATTTAATTTCTATTATATTATTTTTTTCATCACATAGTAGAAGTTGTTCAATCTCATTTATCCAATCATACCATATATCATATTTTAATAACATTATATCTTTAGAAACAGTAGAAAATTCGAAATTTGTATTACTGTACATCTGCTTTAATATAAACGCCTGTTGAATCTTAAATAAACTAATATCTTCACTAGATTGGATTCTAAATTTTATATTATTATGAATAAACTTTCTAGGATGAAAGTAGTTATTTAATTCTTCTTGTCTCATTTTATAGCACCTTTGACACTTAAAAACATCATGGTCTCAACTTTAGACGAGATTTGATTTAAGTCTTTCATTAGATTATTAATTTTATCATGAAAATCTTTTTCACTATTTTTAGCATCTTGTTCAATCTCACTAATATCTGTTCTTAACTCTTTTAATAATTCTTTTATAGATAATATATTGTCTATAATTTCTTTAGTTTTAATATCCATATGATTTTTATTTTCTTGAAAGCTAGTAGCATCAGGAATTGAGTTTAAAAATGGTTTTACTCTTTTATAGTAGAATGTAAGTACCGCTACAGTAAGAATCGATATAGAAACATCTCCATAATGTACTTTTAAAAAGGATAAAATTGAACCTAGAATTATCTCCACACCTAACCTTTAAATGATTTAATTATATCTGATATTTTATCAAGAGAGTTTATTCCGAATGTAATAATAATTAGAGCTGCAATAAGTGCATATGTAATTATTTGAACATATCCTATTCCAAGAGGAATTACAAAAGCATATACAAATATACCAATAATAACAAGAACTATTAATCTAGTAAATACTCTATGTTTATCTAAAATATCTACAGGTTTTTTCTTTTCTATATTATTTTCCATCTAAGTTCTCTTCACACCAGTTTTTATATAGAATCCAATTATTCTTAAGAATGATAGCGTCATTCTTTGGGATTAATATATAATTCTTATTATTTATATTAGTAAAATATATATTATATTTTTCAAACCTAGGCTTTTTAGTAATAGGAGGTCTAGGTATTTCTACATACTTGATCTTTACAGTAGGCTTACACTCATCCTGACTACAGCCCTGAAATATACTACTTACCAATAGTAGAAACAGAATCGTATAAATTTTTGAATTCTTCATCTTTTATATCCTTTCCTTCAATTATAGGAATTTTACAATCTTTAATCTTGATAATTTTAGATGGTTTAGTATCTAATTTCTTTTTAAGCAGATGGATATCCTTTCGAAGAGATGATATAATTTCATCTCTAGAGTCTATCTGTTTTTTATATATAGACTCTACTTCACTATATCTACTCTTAATAATACTAAGTTCTTTAATATTATTAGCATTAGCATCCTTACAATTATCTCTATCTATCTTAACTTTTTCTATTCTTAAATTTAGAATATTTACATCTTTCTTAAGAGACGATATTCTAAAAGTATCATATGTTATCACTGATAGAACCGCAACTATTAGAAGAGTCTTTATATTAAAAAGTTTAGAAAAGTTAAAGCTAGATAAAAAACTAAATATAGATAGAAATCCCATAGTTAAGCCTTAAATTTTAAAAGTTCTGTTCTGCTTCTAGTATCTAAGTGTACCCAAGTAATATCTATTTCTAATCCCTTAATATATGGATATACATCCGGATTATCTATAATATCCTGACGAACCTCATCTGGAGTATATTTACTAAATACTATATCTACCGCTCTTCCCCACGAATGCATACTAGAGTATGAATAATATGGACTATCAGGAGTACGAATTCCACTCCAGTTTCTATTACCATTCCATAGCCAATTATTAATAGTTGCAGTACCTTCAGGAAATCTCTCTTTAATAGTATCTATAGATTCTATTAATTGAGGATCTAGAAAATCCCAACATTTATCTCCATATTTTTTAAAAAGTTCTCGAGGAACTAGTTCCTCAATTTTAAAGTGTTTTGATTTTAAATACATTTCTTCTCCTTATTTTATCCACTAAACATTCCGAGTGCTTCTGAATATCTATTTAATAAATCTTCATCTAATTTTTCTAAAATCGTTTCAGATTCCGACTTCATATCGGCATAATTAATCTCTGCTCCACCTACTAATGCCTGGGAATATTTTCCTGTTATAGTACCCCATAAATATTTAGTCTTATTAAGAGCATATTCTTTAATCCATGGATGATTATATATTTCATCATATTCGGGATTAGGAACATATTCTACAGCTGCCTCTACTAGGAAAGGTCCTGTTACGTTCTCAAATATTCTTAATATTTTACTATTACTGTTAAATTCAAAGTTTACACCTACTCCAAATAAAGATTGAAGAGTATCTCTTTGAGATATTGTAACATAAGCATCTACTGCATTATCTAAAGTACTTCCTGTAGCCAAGCCTCCCGCTATACCACCTGAAATGCCTCCCGCTATACCATTAGCACCTTCTAGACTAGAAACCTCTCCTTGCATAGTAATATGAGGAACATATCCTATACCTACCGTACCCCAACCGGGTCCTAGATTAATACCTCCAGCTCCAGGCTGATTAACACTTCCTAAACTATTAGCAAAAGAGATTGATTGAATTGCTTGTACCCTATAATCTAGAAGATAATCTTGTATATCTTCCTTTCCCTCTATTATAAATGATACAGTTCTCTCTCCTCCATATGCATAATCTGAAAATTTACGTATAGTTTCATCTATTACCAATGCTATCTGATCATTAGACACGTCTACCGTTATCATCGGTTCACCTAACATAGTTCGAATATAATTAATTAGTTTATCTTCACTATCTATTCTTCGAGATCTTTGCTTAGTATTAACAATATCTGGTTGATTTCTACCTTGCATACTACTCATTTTATACCTTATGTTTATTTACAATATTTATATAAATAAATTAAAAATGGAGCTTTTATGGATTTATGGGAGGCAATTAAAAAACCCTTTATTTCAGATACTTCAGATATAAAGAAACCTTCTAGTGAGACTAGACCTGAGAATATCACTGTAGAGCTATCTGATGAATATACAGGAGTGGTAGCGTTTTCTTCAGAAGATTCGGGAAAAGGATTTAACTCTTATTCTGAAACTATGACACCTTTAGAGTATCAAAATAAAGTAATAAAAAAATATAGGGTATTAGCAGAACATTCTGATGTTAATTATGCTATTGATATTTTAGTTAATGAGATGATCTTTTCTATAGATAATGATATACTAAAAATTAATGTATCTAATCAGAGTGATAAAATAAAAAAGAAAATTATTGAAAAATTTAATAAAATTATAAAAACAGTTAATATAAAAGATAATATAGATATTATATGTAGACAACTATATACAGATGGTCAACTTAATATAGCTCTAATATATGACAAAAGTGAATTAAAATCAGGTATTAAGTCAGCTAAAATCCTAGAACCTTTTAATCTATTCTATGATAAATCTGATAAATTATGGAAGTTTGTAGAGAAAGAAAGTGATTCTTTATATTCAACTGAAATTAAATATGATGAAACATACTCTTCAGATGAACTAGTGCATGTAGATTTCAAGCTCTATAAAAATATAACACTGAGCGAAGATGAAGTAACTAAAATTAATTATGGATATCTAGAGAGTGTTAGTAAGTATGCTAATCAACTAGATACTTTAGAATCTCTACTAGTTCCTTTAAGATATTCAAGATCTGTCTCTAGAAGGTTATTTAATATAGATGTAGCAGATCTTCCACCTAAAAAAGCTAAAGAATTAATGAATCAGATTAGAAATGAGTTTAAATATAAGAAAACATATGATACTACTAATGGTACTATTAAAAATATTAATGCTACTCAGCCTATAGTTGAAGACTACTGGTTATCTAATAGAAATGGGGGTCGTGGGACTACCGTTGATACAATGGATGAGAAGGGTGCTCTAATGGATTTAGATGATATTATATTTATCTCTAAAAAACTTTTCACCTCTTTAAAAATTCCTAGTAATCTCAACCCATATCTAGATGATATTGGAGATTTTAGTTATGATTCAGATACTGTTTCTGGAGATAATATGTCATTCTATCTCTTTATAGATAAATTAAGAAAACCTGTAATATCTCTTATGAAGAGAATCTTAATGAGAGAGTTAATATATACGGGTGATATTACTGAACAAGAATGGTATCAACTTGAAGATGATATAGAAATTGATTTTTCTAGTAAATCTCTATTTCTAGAGAATATGAAAAGAGATCTGTTCTTAAAAGGAATAGGAAATTTTCAGGATATTAAAGAGGATATAGGAAAAATAGTTTCATTAGAAACTGCATTAAAAACTACTCTTGGATGGTCTTCAGAAGATATAAGCGAGGAGCTAGAAAAAATTAGAAAAGAAAAGGCTAACCCACTATACAATAATTTTTATAGTGATTCGGAATTTTAATCTTATAAATAAAAAATATATAACACTTAAAGGAAACTAAAATGGATCAAGCAAATACTATGGATTTAATCAAATCTGCAGAAGAAAGAAAATATGTTAAATTTGAAGAACTAGCACTAGATACTCTTAAAGATAAGCTAGATAATCATCCTAAAGTACAGGAATTCAGAGATACCCTAAATTCTATCAGTGAAGCATCTAAAGACGAGGATGAAGATGGTGATGATGATACTACAGAAAAAGGTGATACTGATAAAGATGAGGATGAAGAGGAAGAAGAGGAAGAAGAGGAAAATAAGAAATAATTCTTAAATAAGGAAAGTTATGAAGTTAATTCTGGAAGAAAGCCTAGATATCGAAGCTGTAGTAGAGTTAAATGAAGCTACAGGAGAAAAAACATATGTTATTAAGGGTACTTTTAGCACCCCTGAACTTAAAAACAGAAATGGTAGAATCTATCCGATGAAAATCTGGAAAGAGAATGTAGATAGATATCAAAGTGAAATCGAAAATAATACTCAAAATACTTTAATGGAAAAAGAACATCCTCCTAGAACTGAAGTAGACCCAACTAAGGCTGTTGCCAGAATTCGCAAGCTAGAAATTCGCAACGGTGTAGTATATGGAGAATCTGTAATTTTTAATAAACCTGAAACAGAGGATATAAGAGAAAGTATAGATAAAGGTCAAAAAGTAGGAGTATCTTCAAGAGGTGTAGGTAGGCTTAATGGTGATATAGTAGAAGAATTTAATCTTATTACATATGATATAGTAGCTAATCCATCAGATTGGAATGCTAGTTTAGATGGGTTTAATGAATCTTTAATCCTAGAAAGTGTAGAAATTGAAGCTGATGGACATGGAGGGTGGATATGTACTCCTTCAGGATGTACTCTAGTAGAGTCGAAAGATATTACTAAAGAAGTTGAAAAAAGACTTAAAAATGAACCTGTTATGATTACAGATGAGACTGGAAATGTTATTACTATTGAACATAAAGATGGTAAGTTTTTCTCTGGAGTAGATCAATATGGTAATGGTATAGAGTTAAAAGGACTTAAAGGATATATATTAGCAGAGTCTAAAAAAGAAACTCCTTGTACTAAGAAGGCTCTAGAACTAAAAGAAGCATTAGAAAAAATTGCTAGATCTAAAGAACTAGAGAAACAACTTAAAGAAGAGAAGGAGCTTAAAGAAAAATTTAAGGTACTTACAGGTACAAAAGATAATCAAGACGTTTCAGAATCATATATGGAAGATGATATAAAAACTAAAAATATTATAGATTCATTAGAAAATATTCTTAAAGAAATTTTTTCTCTTAAAAAAGGATATAAAGATCCTGTTTCTACTAAACATCTTAAAAAGGCTATGGGTGATATAACTCGAGCTTCAGATAGTATAGAATCCTTTTATGAGTATGAATTTGGAAAGGAGTATTAATGTCCTTATTTAATTTTGAAGAAGTTTTTTCGGAAGCAGTTAAAAATGCTAAAGTACATGGGTATAAGGAATTTTATAAAAGTCCTCTTACTGAAGAGATAGTATGTTATGTAAACGAAAATAATGATATTTTCGATCTAAATAATAATATTATAGAGAATCAAAGTAGATATAGAGAGATGATAGAGTCATCTGCACTTTTAAAAGTAAATAGATTAGATATATCTAAACCACTTTTATCGGAAATTGGATTTATATAAATAAATATAATAATAAATATTAAGATAGAGTTGAAAAAGAGTGAAATCATCGATAGATGAGTCTTAATACACAAACAAAAAGGAATTCTCAGATGAATGAATTATTTGAATCGTTAAGTATTGACGATAAAACAAAAGCTGAATTATCAGAGGCATTTGATAAGGCTGTTATGGCTAAATCTGTTGAACTAATGGAGTCTCATGTTCAAGAAAAAATTGAAGAGGCTAGAGTTGAGCTAGAAGAAGAATATAAAGAAAAGGTTGAGGATCTTGAGGAAACTCTAGACGGATATTTAACTTCTGTAGTTGAAGAGTTTGTTACTGAAAACGAAGTTAAGCATCAAAGAATTATTGAAGAGTCAAAAGTAGAAAAACTTTTAGAATCTTTTGATACAATGCTTAAAACTATGGGTGTTGAAATGTTAGAAATTCAAGAAGCTAAAAGCGAAAAAGAAATTCTAGAGGATGAAAATTCACTAGAAAATAGACTTTCTAGATTAGAAGATAAACTATCTGAAAAAGAACACGAACTTATCGAAGCTAGAAAAGAAGCTCAAGAATATCTTAGAGCTGGTATTATTGCAGAACTTTCAGAAGGACTTACTCTTACTGAAAAAGAAAAATTCGAAACTTTAGCTGATATGATTGAATTCTCTAAAGATGAGAAATATGTAAGTGCTCTAGAAACTATTAAAGAAAACTTAATTGATAATAGAGGTGATAGTATTCAGGAATCAGCAGAAGCATCTCTTCCTGCTAAAGCTTATAAAACTGAAGAAGTAGATGTAGCAGCTGCTACAGATTTTAGTAAATATATCTAATATATAAATACTAAAAACTTGAAAAGTAGAAGTGAAATAGAGCTGAAACAACAAGGGGTTGGCTTTTCAAGGAACTTCAATCTTTAGATTGAAAACAAAATAAAAATAAAACTAAAAATAAAAAAAAGGAATTTAAAATGGCTGATTATAAAGCACTTTTAGAAAGTTCAAAATACGCTCCTCTTGGAGAATTTGAAAAAGGCACACTTGCTGCTATTATGGAAAACACAGAAAAAGAAACTAAGCAAATGATTGCTGAAGGTACTATTTCTGCAGATATCGCTCAGTTTACACCATTCTTAATGCCAATGTTACGTAGAATTTATCCTACTCTTATTGCTAATGAATTACTTGGTGTTCAACCAATGTCAGGACCAACAGGTTTCATCTATAGTTTAACTAATCGTTTCGATGGTAATACTGCTAATGAAATTGATCCTAATATTCAAGCTCAAGTTCTTGACCTAAGTGCTGCTAAAGTTGTTGGAGATACTCTTACAGGTGCTACTTCAGGTGCTACTGGTACTGTTGTTTATGTTGAACCTGCTACACATGGTTTCGGACATGCTAATAAATTCGCTGGACGTGTTCTTGTTGAATTAAGTGCTGGTTCTGTTAAGTTTATTGCTGGTGAAGATGTAGATGGTGGTACTACAAGTACAACTGCTGTTTATTCTAATCAAGCTGCATGGCAAGCTATTCTTCCTAACTACTCTGGTACTTATACTACTGCTGAAGGTGAGGTAAGAGGTACAACTGGTAATGAAATGAATCAAGTTGGTATTGCAGTTGAAAGAAAACAAGTTGAGGCACGTACTCGTAAACTTAGAGCTCAATATACAATTGAAATGTATCAAGATCTTAAATCTATGCATGGTGTTCTTGCTGATCAAGAACTTATGAGTCTTATGAACTACGAAATCAAATCTGAAACTGACCGTGAAGTTGTTGATTTTGTTAATGCTAACGCTACTGCTCAATCTGACTTCGTTGTAGATGTATCAGGTGCTGGACGTTCAAGATGGGAAATTGAAGATTATCGTCTTCTTGCTACTAAACTTTCTGATATGAGTCGTGAAATTGGTAGATTAAATAAACGTGGAGCTGCTAACAAGTTACTTGTTTCTCCAAAAGTTCTTACTATGCTTGAGCAAATCGGTGGATACTATGCTTCTGATGTTGATTCAACTGTTAATCCACAAGCTGCTAATACAGCTGTAGCTGGTAGATTTGATAATAAATTCTCAGTTGTAGTTGATAACTATGCTAAATCTGATTATGCTACTCTTATCTATAAAGGTTCTAATCAAGATGCACTTGGTGTTTGGGCGCCTTATACACCTGTTCAAATCCAAAAAGTAACTAATGTAGAAACTGGTCAACCAGCACTTATTGCTATGACACGTTATGGTCTTGCAACTAACCCTTGGGTAGATGATGCAGTCTCTATGGGTGAAGCTTCTCCATATGCTTCTACAATTGGTGTAGACTTCGCTAACTCAGTTCTTAAATAAGAACTAGTTAGTATCTACTAACCTAAACCTCCTCCTGGAGGTTTAAATAGGCTTAAGAGTCTTCCTCCTCCTCTTAAGTCTACTTAAACTTCTTTAATTCTCTCTTAAGAAAAAAATCATATAATATTATATGAAGAAAAATTCTATAAAATCACTAAATATAACTGAAGAATATTTTAAAGAAATATATTTTAATAAATCCTATAAAGAGATCTGTAGTATGCTCGATATTACAGAGTATGGTATTACCACTATAGCTAAAGATTTAGGATTATCTAAAAAGAAAAAAATTACTTTAGAAACTCTAGATCTAACAGAAGAAAAATTTAAAGAGTTATTTTATAGATACTCATATTACGAATTATCAAAAAAATTAAATGTAGGAGAACATATAATTCTTAAATTAGCTAGAGAATTATCACTTAAAAAAGATAAGAAAAATATAGTTGATAAGGATAAGTTTATTGAACTATTTAACTCTCATACATATAAAGAAATGTCGGATATATTAGGCTTAAAAATAGGTACTATTTACAAAATTAAAGATGAATTAGGTATATATAAAGTAAAGAAGATAGATATAGATAATATAGATTCAGAAAAATTAGCTAAGGATATGAAAAATAAAACATGGAGTGAAATTTCAGAAGAATATAAACTTTGCGGAACCTCTCTTATAAAACTAGCAAAACATCTCAATCTTAAAAAACATATTAAGTACAATATGGAAGAAAAAATTAATTTCTAAAGAACTTGATATTTATTTTCCTGACTATAACTTTGCTATTGAATATAATGGAAGTTTATGGCATTCAAAAGGAACTACATTTCCCAATAATTTCGAAAAATTTGAAAACTATCATCTTTTGAAAAAAACAAAAGAATGTGAGCAAAATAATATTCAATTATATCATATATTCGATTACGAGTATAACGATGAAATAAAAAGGGATATATGGATATCCATGATAAGAAGCAAACTAGGATTATCTGATAGAATATATGCTAGAAAATGTATAATAAAAGAGATAGATACTAAAACATCTAAAGAATTTCTGAATGAAAATCATATGCAGGGTGGAAATGTTCCTAATAATTTAGCTTTTGGTCTATACTATAATAACGAGTTAGTATCCTTAATGACTTTTGGAAAATCTAGGTTTAATAAAAAATATGATTATGAATTATTAAGATTCTGTAATAAGAAAAATACTACAGTTATTGGAGGAGCATCAAAGCTATTAAAGTACTTCACTAAAAATTATCCAGGTTCAGTAATATCTTATGCTAATCGTAGATGGTCTAACGGAAACTTATATGAAAAAATTGGATTTAAGAAAATAAATGAATCTAACCCTAATTATTTTTATATTAAAGATGGAAAAATATTTTCTAGAAATAGTTTTCAGAAACATAAACTAAAGAATAAATTAGAAAATTTTAACGAAGATCTATCTGAAGTACAGAATATGATGAATAATGGATATAGACAATTATTTGATTGTGGGAATTTAGTATATGAATTAATATAATACTATAAATATAATATGAAAGAAAATAAAATAATTGAATCATTTGATCTTAATATCTCAGATACAATAGGAATTAATAATTTAAAAGAGATATTTACTATAGATCCTTTTTATGATAATAATATATATAATGAATCTCTTCAGGCTCTCGAAAATAATAGAATAAAATATGAGGAATTTATCCTACTTAAAAATCCCTATAACTTCTATCTTCGATTAGAAGATAAGAAACTTCCAGTAATGTTAAACTATGAAATGATTAGTAGGTCAAGGTGGGAATTCTTAGTTACAAAAGTTAGACCATTAGTACCTAGAGATATTTTAAAATTATATAGATTTAATAGAAGTGTATCATCTATTAAAGAATATATAAACAATGATGTATTTTCTGAAGCTCTAAAATCTAAAACAACAATAGTATTTAATTATAAAAATAGAGAACAACTCACTAACCTTTCAAAAAAATATGGAAAAATTTATATTATAGGTAAATACTATAATACATTTAAATTGGCAATATGTTTTAATCCTGAGATTAAAAATGTTCTTCTACCCAATGATGTTTTAATCACGCAAGGAGAACATAAGTTAGGAGAGTTGGAATTGAATATTAATAAGAATATTCTAAAATCTAAAGAGAAAATTATTAAGTACACGAGTACACCATATTTTAAAGATGGGAGGTTCTTTCCTACTTCTCCTGTATCTCCTATTAAGGTTTAGAAATGAAGAATATATTTAAAACTGCTTCTAAAAAAGCTAAAGATTTTGTAAAAGATTTTAAAAAACTAGGAAGAAGTGCAAAAAAGAAATTCCTGAGAAAATTTCAAAAAGAGAATAAAACTAAAAAGGCCCCTAGTTCATTTAAGGAAGGAAACTTTTTATTCTTTAAATATAATGCAATCCATGAAGAACATAAATTTGATAGAAATCCCTTAATAATATGTTTAGGTAAATCTAGACAAAATCAAAAACATATTTTAGGATTAAATGTTCACTGGATGCCTGAGAATCAGAGAGTACTCTTAGCTTCTCTTATATCTGAAATAAAGAAGAGAAATAGTGGTAGAGTAGTCTATGAGGATATAAAACCTCTTATAAAAAGATTTGAAGGATCTCCTATCTTAAGAAGATATGCTATAAGAAGAATTTCTAATACTATCTTACAGATGGATGACAATGAATACTTAGCGGCTGCTTCAATAAGCTTTCCAGAATGGTCTCAAATATCTGAAAGGTAAATAAATGATTTCAAGAGCAAAAAGATTTCAAGCTAAAAGAAAAAGATATAGAACTAATAAAGAGGGTGGTAGAAGTCGTTTCGAAAGAGGTTTTTATCAGCCTATAAATGAGGACAAATATCGTAGACCTCTTAATAATTATATGAATAAACATGAATTTCCTGAGTATAGAAGTTCCTGGGAGAAAAAGTTTATGAAATACTGTGATCTTAATAAAGATATAGAGTATTGGACTACTGAGCCCTTTGCTATTGAATATATATCTCCTAAAGATAATAAAAAACACAGATACTTTCCAGACTTTCTAATAAAATTTAAAGACGGAAAGAAGAGATTAATTGAGATCAAACCTGAAAATCAGTGGAATGATCCAATTAATATAGCTAAATGGAAATCAGCTGAAAAGTTTTGTAAATTTCATGAATTAGAATTTGTAGTGCTTGGTGAAAAAGAACTAGGGATAAAATAAAATTTTTATATAGAAATTAATCTATAAAGATCGAACTTCCATCTATTTTATCTGTTTTAGCTACTTTAGCAGCAGTTTCAGCGTCTTTAGTATTAAAAAGCTTTACCTCTATCCCGAATCTAGTAGGAATAATTTGCTTAATCTTTACTTCTTTTCTAATTTTTTCTAAGATATCTTCTGTATTAGAACTTTTTTCTATAATCTCTTCTTGCTTACTAGATTCTTTAAAGAATTTTTTAAAATTCATAATAAACCTCTTTTATTTTTATTTATATTAGTAAATGTGGTATAGAATTTTTTATTTTATTAGTAGCCTTATATATAAAATCATCTACATTCTCTATTTTATTAGTATTAATAGTAATACTTTTATTTTTTATACCAGCACTACTCCAAATTTCTACTACCATAAAAATATACTCTCTATAATATCCGTTAAAATTAATAAAAATTTTATCCTCTTCATCTTTAGATATCATTTGATTAATATTCTGCTCAATATTTAATGCTATTTTTATATAATCAGAATCCTTCGATAGTAATTTAGATATTTTCATATAGATCCTTATATAATAAGAAAGGGATATTTTTTAGTCATTTCTTTCTCTATTATGTTTTTTTGTAGATTATAATTAACAACACTAACCACCTTTATTACTATATGTGGCTTATAAAACTTTATACGTAAATGAGTAGCTAGATCTTGTTCTAATACTATATCTACCTCGACTTCTCTACCGGTTATATTTTTAATAAAATTTTTTATTTTATATGTAATCATATTACTAGATTCGGTCTCAATCTTTGAATATTTTCATAAATTACTTGTTTTTTAATATTTGTTCCGGTTACATCAAATTTAATAGTATCATCAATATCTTTAAAATTTATAGTCATAATAAATACTCCAAGTCTGGTTAAATCCTCTACTATTTCTATAGAGTTTTTCAGACCTGTTATAGATTCCACCTCCGATACTAACATAAAATACTCACTAAAAGCATAATCAATATCTAAAAATGTATCATCTGTCACCATCGCAGTACTTCTTCCATCCGCAGTAGTCACATAATTTTGTAATATGTTTTTCAAACCTAGAATCTACTTCTATATTTCTAATATTTTTTAAAAGAAACTTTATATATGTATTAAGATTTTCTCTTTTCATTGTATAGGTGCTAAATGTTCCGTGTTCTACAAACACATACATTAACTCAATTTCATCTACAGGAAAGTTATGAAAATACCATGCTGCATAATAAATTAATTGATCAGGTTTTTGAGCAAACTGTCCTGCAGATCTATCTTTCCCCGTTTTCCAGTCAATTATGAATACTTTATCTGTTTCTCTATCAACACACACATAATCAATCTTACCCCTAAATACACAATCAGGATCTAAAAAATCGCAAGTTACTATATTTTTACTTTCTATTTTTAATCCTACATCTAATTCAGCACCCAAAGGAAAATATGAAAATATTTTTTTACCTAATGGAGATTGTATAAAATCATTATAAATTCTTTTAGACTCTATTACAATTTCTTTTGGAATTTTTTCTTTTTTAATTTCCTTGAGAATTTTTTCTTTAGAAAATTTAGCAGTATGATTTTCTAAAAACAGGTGAGTACAAAAACCTTTCTTGAGAGGTGTATCATCCTGAGGCTCTCTAGGAATTTTATCAATGTAGCTGTACTTAAAAGATCTAGGACATTGATTCCAAAGAGCTATTCTAGAAGCTGAATATGGTGAGTATTTCATTATAATGCCTCTTCTCTAACCATTCCATATAGGGATGCATCTTTTTTAATCATATTTTTAACACTTTCTATAAGAATAGCATCATTTGAATCTTCTTTAAGTTCACTTACCATTTCTTTAAAAGCCTTATCTACTGCAGTAACTTTAATACCCTCATCCTTCATTTCATCTTTAAGCTCTTTAAGCTCTTCTTTTAGGGCTTTAATTTCCTCATTGATTCTATATCTCTCACTAAGGTATTTTTTTACACTATCCTGAATATCTTCAATATATTCTTCTAAGTACTTATCTGAATCTTCGGATTTTTTAGCTTTTTTCTTAGTATCTTCTAATGAATACTTATGAACAAATTGAGATATATCATCTATTTCTACAGTATCATTTACAGTATCATCTACCTTTATAGCTTCTAGATCTACATTATTTTCTGTAGAATAATCTTCATTTGTATCAGAACTAACTTCATTTAATAGTTCGTCTAGATCTAAATCACTCATCCTACTCTCCTTTATTTTTTATTAGTATAGATAATTCATTAGAAGATCTAATGAGATCCTCTTCTGTACTAAAATCATAATATACAGCACTAGAAGTTATCTTATAGGAATCTTTTAAAGTAGCACCTACATTCATATTAAAGATTAATCTAAATTTAGGATTATGTCCTAATCTAATATACTCTTTAATAAATGTTACATTATCTAGATTAACATAAATATTAGAGTTATCTGATAGTTCGAAGGTAATAAAACCTTCACTCTTCAGAGTCTCTTTTAATTCTTTTCTTTCTAATGCGTCAATTTCCACATATGTATAATCTGGAGAAATCATTCCATCTACTATAGATATCTCACTATTATAGTTAAAAATAACTCGATTCGTCTCAAACTTAATACTAGTTACATTACGTAAATTGATATAATTAGTTCCTACTTCTATAAACTTTCTCATCTCTTCTTTCCTTTTTTTATATATTATATATTTTTTATTTTAAAATACACTTAATCTCATGTCATTTTTATCTCCTATTTATTCTTAATATTAAAAATTTTATGATGTCTAAGAATTTCAGGCATCTCTCCTGATGTACTTAGCCAAAGAACAGGTTTTTTAAATTCTCTCCAATTACTATCTGAAGTAATATCTTCGATAAACATATCAGAAATCATAATAAGAACATCACACTTTTCTTTTTTAGATTTAATAAATTCCGGACAGGCTCCCATATATGTACCACCATATCCCTTTCTCTTAAATCTTTTAAAATTATTTTTATCAAAAGATTCTACTCTTTTAATATTTGTATCGATCTGAATAATTTTAAGCTCTCCTACATTTTTGATAACTTCATTAATTTCTATTAAACCGTCTAAAACATCACTATCATTCATAGAACCTGAAGTATCTACACCTACTAACACTATCTGCTTATCTTTCTGTACTTTTTTACCTCTTAGGTCAGCTCTATGTGGAAATCTTCTATTTTTTCTTTTGATAGTCTCAATTCTAGATCCATTCCTAGAGCTAAGAATTTTTCTTAGCTCCTTTTTCCATGAGATCTTTGCCTTACGCTTAAGTAACTTAAGAATTTGTTCGATATCTCCTGGTGTGTTTCCTCTAGATTGAGAAATAGCTTCCTTCACCATATTCTCAGTAGTAGATTTCATAAGTTCCTCTATACTACTATCACACTCAGAATCTTTCCACTCATGAACATCTAATGTCTCATCACCATCTAAATCTGTAAGGTCTGGTTTTTGTTCACCTTGTGAGTTATCTTCAGGTCCATTCCAATCTTGACCTTGAGATTCTGCCTTATCTTTATCTTTTTGTTGATCTTCTTGTTCTTGCTTTAGTAGTTCATAGTATGTTTCAGCACTTTCATTCTCTGGAAAATCATAATCACTAGGATATTGTACACCCTCTGGTAGATTGTCAATTAATTGATTGATTGCAATATCTGCAGCAATATTAAATAATTTATGATCTCTCTCACCTTTACGAATTAAATGTAGACCTAAAATATGTCTACACTCATGAATAAGAACCGCTATTCTTTCTTCTTGACTGAGTGTATTAAAATAATTACCAATTTTTAGATTATAATTAATAGAGTCTTTATCGAAATTTACTCCTAAAGTAGGAAATTTAGGATCAAAAATAACATTCATCTTAGCTAAAATAAATCCATAAAAACTTAATTTCACGTATGTAGGATTGCTAATTAATTTAACAATTGATTCTTGATAATTTTGTTTAATTAAATCTTTCATCTTTCTATCCTTCTCTCTTTATATAATATATTATAGTATAATATAGATTAAATCTAGATAAAATCTAGATAAAATACTGAGGTAACAACTCTATAACTTGAGTTCTAATAGATTTAATTTCAGGTAGTATTTTAATAATATTACTATAATATATTGTTTCTGGTTCTGTATACCACTCTCTTAGAGATATCGCGATCTCTGGATTGACCTCTAAACTATCATTAGAAAGACTTATAATATTACCTACATATAAATCGTGATTTTCAGAATCCTCATATAAAATAAAATCACCAATATTTAAATCATTTTTCATCTAAATCCTGCTTATCTAAATCCTGCTTGAGAGAAACCTTTCCATTTATAGTAGTCATTCTCTCATCTCCTAAAAGTCGAGTCTCTTCTACTCTTTCAAAATACTCTTTAATTTTTTCAAAATCTACTAGTTCAAAATTATGTTTTTCTGGAGACACATCATAATATCTAGGATCATCTAAAATACTTGCGTGAAGGTGTCCATGAATATTACCCTTTCGATTTCTTAGCTCTTGAGAATGGATCGGACAATGACTTAACCAATAGCTTTTATAACTTCTAAAGGCAAATACCTCGTCGAAAACTTCTAAATATTTTTCAACATCTAAATAATCATGATTTCCTAAATACAAGACTTTCTTACAATAATTAAGTTCTTTTAATTTATCTAATCCCTCTTCAGTAAAAGCAATATCACCAAGAAAAAATACCGTGTCTCTCTTTTTAATAATTTTATTAAAGTTATCTATAAATGTTTGATCATGTTCATCTATTGAATTAAATTGAGGTCTGTACCTCAATATATTCCCATGGCCTAAATGCCAGTCTGAGCAAAAGTATGTTTTTGACATCAAAATACCTCCTTATTTACATAGCGACTTAGATTCCATACAAAGAAGACTATTAATAAGAAGTATATAGAGACTAATCCTAAAACTATTAAACAAAAAACTAATAATAAATATAGAAATATATTCATATTTTTCTCCTATATAAAATATTGAGGATTATTTTTCTCAATATCATTAATTTTTATAAAACTTCTATTATTTAGAGCTACATCGTAGTCCTCTGTATCTGATTTAGCATATAAATCTCCTATTGTAGGAGTTATATCATAACTTAAAACAGTACCTGTTTTAAATACACCATTCATACACCATAATATTCGATCACCTGGCTTAACAGGTAATCCGAAAAAATCTTTTATGTTTTTCATCTTAATTGTTAGCGATCTTAAGAATTTTTCTAAAGATATAGTAATCAGGAACAGTTTCACTCCAGTTAAGGTAAAAAGATTCAGTATCTGAATCTTCTTTCCAAGTTTTAACAATACTTGTGAATACTTCTACATTTAAACTATCAAGATAAATAGTTAGAATATCATTCCAGATTGCATCTTTTTCAGTAAGTTTCTTCATCTTATTAGCAAGCTCTGAAGCAGCTAATGCTTCGATATCTTTTGTAATTTCAGAAACCTTTTTTGCTTCCTTTTCGAAATAATCTTGATCTTTTTTAAGATTTTCTATATCTATAAGATCTTTAATATCTTCTGGTTTAACAATTTTAACATAGTTGTTATAGAAGTGGAGGAAGCTATATCCTACAGTTTCTCCTAACTTACTATTAATAATTTCACTAAAAATACCCTTGTTAATTTCAAGAGATTCTACACTTTTAATAATATCTGAAAGCTTAGCCCAAGATCTTGGTGTAGCACCCTTATCATTTTCATCCTCTGGAATAAAGTGAAGCTTATCCGGAAACTCTGCTATATAATCAGAAATTACAGGTGAAATATTACAAGCTCTAGCCCAATTTAACCAACCCTGAACATCTACAGTATAGTTTCCGAATCTGTCTAGAAGTGCATCATCAAGTTCATCTGTTTGATAGATATCACTTGGATTATCAGCAGCTACTATTAAAGTTTTTAAGTCATTTAGTCTTGGAAGTTCGTGTTCATGAATTCTTCCTTCAAGTACTAATTGTAATGCACTTTGTCTCACTTCAATTGGAGCTCTTGCGAGTTCATCTAGAAAAAGAACACAGTGTTTACCTTGTCTGTTAGCTTCTAACATTCGTTCTAACCAAATAGGTCTTGTCCAATAAGTAACTCCATCTTTCATATCTGGAATACCGATAAGATCCGCAACTTCGTTCTGACTTAAGAACAATGTCTCAATATGATAATCATTTTCTATAGCGAATTGTTCAACTACCTGAGATTTACCAATACCGTGAAGACCTACCATACGAACTGCATCATTACTCATATGAGCAACTTTAAAAACATCTTTCATTAATGAAATTTTCATTTTCTATCCTTCTTTCTTTTTATATAATATATTATAGTGTATTTTAACTTAAATCTAGATTAATCTGTGAGGAAATTTAACTCCTATATATTCATCAAATATATCATCACTTAAATCTGTATGATTTTCTTTCTGAAATGGAAGATGTTCTAGAGAAGTTAATTGATTATTATAACAATAGAAATTATCCTTTACAGTCCTTGGAGCACCCTCTAGAGAAGTTAGTTGATTATTATTACAATCAAAACTACCCTCTACAAACTTTGGTGCACCCTCTAGAGAAGTTAGTTGATTATTATTACAATAAAAACTACCTACAACCTTAGGAGTTCCTTCTAGAGAAGTTAGTTGATTATCGCTACAATCAAAATATCCACTTACAGTCTTAGA